CTCAAGGAACTGGTCAAGCACCTAACCTAGCAACACAATATAGCGCAAGTACAGTTGGAACAACAGCACAGGCAGCTGCACCTGATCCTTTGATGCAAGCTTCTCTTGTAAACCCTAGTATGTCTCAGCAGGGTATTTCCAACGCAATGCAAGCAGTCAATCCAGCTCAGGGTACACTATCTCCACAAGCTATGGCAAATGCAGCTCAGATGAATCCATCTCAAACTCAAGTTGGTAATCTTCAGGCTGCTCAGGGTCAAGCAATAATGATGAACAACCCTGTTCAAAGACAGATACAAGCAGGTGAACTTATATCTGGTGTTGCAGATGCAACTACAGCTGCTGCTTTTGCAGAACAAATTCAAGCTGCACAAGCTACACCATCACAACAAGCTATGGTACAGGAACAACTGTCTGGCTTGATGCAAGACTTTCAAGGTGCTAACCCACCTGCATGGGCAGCAGGAGCTATGAGAGCAGCTCTAGGTAAGATGGCTCAAAGAGGTTTAGGTGCATCCAGTCTTGCAGGTCAAGCTGTTGTACAAGCAGCTATGGAATCTGCACTACCCATTGCTATGGCTGACGCAAAAACAATCTCACAATTTGAAATGCAGAACTTGACAAACCGACAGCAACGTGCTATGCTTTCGGCACAACAACGTGCTCAGTTTATAGGTCAAGAGTTTGATCAACAGTTTCAAGCAAGAGTTCAAAATGCAGGTCGTATTGCTGATGTAGCAAACATGAACTTTACTGCAGAACAGCAGGTAGCATTAGAAAACTCTCGTATGGCTAACAGTATGAACATGACTAACTTGTCTAATAAACAGGCTATAGTCATGGCAGAAGCTGCTGCTATAACACAATTAGAACAACAGAATTTAAGTAACCAACAACAAGCTGCTGTACAAAATGCTCAAGCATTCTTGCAGATGGATATGACTAATCTATCAAACAGACAACAGACTGCGTTGTTTAAAGGGCAACAGATTGCTCAGTCTATATTTACAGATCAAGCAGCAACCAATGCAGCTAGACAATTTAATGCATCTAGTGAGAATCAAACTAATCAATTCTTAGCCAGTTTAAAATCTCAAGTGTCACAGTTTAATACAACTCAGACCAATGCTATATCACAGTTTAATTCAGGTCAAAAGAATGCAGCAGAACAATTTAACTCTTCAGTGCAAAACCAACGTGATCAATTTAACACACAAAATAAATTAGTTGTTGCTCAGGCTAATGCTCAATGGAGACAGAATGTTCAGACCATAAATACTTCTGCAGAAAATGCTGCTAACATGGAAACTGCAAGAGTAGCTAACCAACTTACTACAACAATGGTAGATCAGCTGTGGCAACGTGAACGTGACATAATGGATTTTGTATTTAAGTCCTCTGAGTCAGCTAAGGAAAGAGCATTAGAGTTAATACTAGCTGATAAAAAATATGATGAGTACGCTCTTGCCAGACAAGATGCAGAAAGTGCATCTAAGTGGTCAATATTTACACAAATAGCCCTTGGCATTTCTTAAAAGGTATAATTAATATGTCGTATCAAAAAGGTTTAACATCAGCTAGAGAGGCAGGAACTCTTAGATTACAACAGAAAGGTCTTGGTAAAAGAGAACGTAAGTTTGTTGATAATGAGATAGATACAGCTCTACTTACTGGTGAAGGTATTGCTAAGAAGTCTCTTATTCCAAGTAGAGAAAAAGAGTCAGAATCTGAAGACGGTTTTTTGACTAAGTTCTTTTACAGATTACAAGCTTCTAATAAAAGTTTAGCCGAACAAGTAGAAGAAGCTTTACAAAAAGCTAACACAGAAACATCTTTAAAACCAAAGACCTATGAACAAGTAGTGTCTAGATTAAAAGATCCAGAAATGCCTGACAAGTTTAAATCTGACCCTGCTTTTTTATCAAATCTGAAAAAACTTAAAAAAGATTTTCCGGGTGTTACTGAACACGAAGTTTTTAAAATTATTGAGGGTGAATCTAAAGGTGATTCAACAGAAGTTAGTTCGGCAGGTGCAGTAGGTATGTTTCAAATGATGGAAGATCCTCTAGCAGAGCTGGGTTTTACACCTGATGAAGTTTTAAACATGGAACCTGCAGAACAACTCTCCGTATACGGATTATATTTAAAACGTTGGGGTTATGATGGTAGTTATGGATTAGGTATAATTCAAGCTGCCCCTGCTTTTAGAAATGCTAGTCCCGACACAGTCGTATACAAAAAGAATAGTAAAGCTTGGAAACAAAATCCCGGTTGGAGGCCTAGAGGCGGTGGTGATATAACAAAAAGAAGTATTGAAAATTATTATGGGAGGATTGAGTGATGTTTAATGCACCAATTCCGGGACAGTCTCTAACAACTGAACCTAAAAATTATCCTTGGGAAAATCCACCAGAGTATTCAAATCCAGAAGATGCATTGATGTGGCACATGGATAGGTTAGATGACCCTGAAAAAACTAAAGCCTGTTTGGGTTTACTTGAACTTGGGTTGGATGTAGTAACCTTAACTGAAGGTATACTTAGAGGTGCTGTTTCAGAGGGTATACATACTATTGATACATCTTTAATTATAGGCCCAGTCATACATGAGTACATAACAGGTACAGCAGATGCAGCTGGTATAGATTATAAAGAAGGTCTTTCAGAAAACAAGATGGATATGGATGCCCTAAACTCTCAAATAAACGAACAAGAAGCTAGAAAAATTCTAGAAGATATAGACAATGAAGAAGAAGATATAGACCTATCTCCTATGAAAGAAGAACCTATGCAAGAAGAGATGCCTATGGAGCAGCCTGAAATGCAAGAAGAAAAACCTAAAGGTCTTATGGCAAGGGAGGTTTCATAATGGCTGGTGTTTGGCAAGGTATTGAACGAGGTTTTGCTGCTCATGAAAAAAGAATGGCAGATAAAGAAGATAGAGAATATAAAAGGGACGAACAAAAAAGACTTGATGAACAGTTTAATGAAAACAAAATGCTTCGTAGACTTACAAGTGTTTCAGAACATATAGGTGATCGTAAAAATCCTATGATTATAAATCAAGTTGGTCTTGATAAAATTAAAAGACTTCTAGGTGATGTTGAAGGTGGTAATGATTATCTTGCAAAACTTGCAGCATCTCCAACTGCTCTTAAGACAGTGCTTGAAGCTATTCAAACTAGAGGTAATAATGTAGGAACTTTACCAACTGGTCAAGATCTAATGGATAATATAGTAATTGTTGCTGAAAATTATGGTGATGAAAGTTGGATGAAAGCTTATGAAGAAGGTGTATCTATAGGTCAGACATTATTAACTGATCCAAGATCATTATTAGATGATGAAGTGTTGGCATCTATAACTTCTAGAATAGGTGCTTTATCTCCTGTTACTAGACCACAGGTTGGTGTTGAAATAGCTCCTGCATATTTAGGTAAAATAGATGGTGACAAGCAAAGAAAATCATTTGATAACTCACTACTTGCATATGCTAACAACCAACTAAGTCAGTTTCCTGACAGGAATGTTCCAGAAGCAGTAAAGTTAAACAAGGCGATTGGAAATTACGATAGTGATCCATCACCTTTGCGTGTGATGTTTGGACCAATAGTTTTAGATAAGTTAAAACAAACTGGAGATCCTTTATTTATACCGGGAGTATCTGGAGAACTTGACAAGTATGTCTTTATTCCAAGCCATGTAGAAAGATTAAAAGAAAACAGGGATGACCCTGAAGCTATACGAGCATTTAATATACAGTATGGACAAGGTGCTGCAGAATATATTTTAGGAATGTAACATGGGTGCATTTGATGACTATCTAGCTGGCACTCCTGTGTCGGAAGAACAAAATATAGTTCAACAACCTGAGCCAATAGAGTTTGGAACATATTCTCAAAACGACTTAACCAGTGATAGATACTTTGGTACAGTTAGAGACTATATGGAAACTAGATTTGGTGTCGATGAGTTTCGTAAAGATAATAGAGAAGAAGTTGTAAATAAATTTCTCAATAACATGAGAGGTTTTTCTGGTGGTAACTCTGTAAGAACTGTAGGTGAAGTAGCATTTCTAAACAGTCTTGAAGATGACTCTGAAGAACTAGCAAATGTTGGTAAAGCATACGAGCTTTTTGAAAACATGGCTGGAGTCTTTAGTGGAGAGACTACTGCAGGAGAAAAACTAGAAGCCGTAGGAGACTACACAAGAACTACACTAGCTGACCCAGTTAACCTAATTGGTTTTGGTATAGGTAAATTATTTACTGGTACTGGTAGTAAAGCTGCTGCTAAACTAGCACAGAGAGCCGCTATAGCCAGTTACAGAAGGCAACTACAACAAGGTGTTGCCGCAGAAGCTGCAGAAAAAGCAGCTAATAAAGTGTTCACTGAAACATTTAAAAAAGTTTCTAAAGATAATGCAACTAAAGCAGTTGCTAAAAAAGAAGCTAGAGATAAAATCCCCGATACAATTAAGAACAGACTTAAGTCTAATGCAAAAGAGATAACTGCAAACATGGCTGTCGAAATGGCAGTCAATGTAGGTTCTGCTTATGCCTATGAAAAAGGTCTTGTAAGAACTGGTGTACAAGAAGAAGTAAATAAAATTAATCTAGGTCTTGCAGGTGTAGGAACTCTGATTATTGGTGGTGTTAGATTTGGTACAGTTGCACTACAAAAAAATAAGAATGCACTGGCACAACCAGACATAGATGTAGAAGTACCAAAAAAGTTTGATCCAACAGAAGCTCTAAAAATTTTAAAAGAAGATACACCTTTTACCGAAACATTAAGAGATAAAGCACTTCGTGGTGCAGAGCTTCAGGACTTAGATACAGATTTCTTTATTAAATTTTTAATGGGTGATGATGATCTTGGTATTAAAGGTATGGCTCAAATATTTGCAGAGCAAGGACATGTGTTTATAAAACGTACACCTGAAGATGGTGTATCTAATTATATTGCAGATGTATTAAAAAAGACTGACCCTAAAGTTGCAAAACAATTTATAAAAGATTTTACTAAAGCTACTGGTATCAAGATGGTAGATCTTGGTGATAAAGCAGGTAAAAGAAAAATAAATATGGAAAATTTTGCAGACATATTTGCAAAAAAGATGAGTGACCAAGGTCGCTTGATGAATGCTGCAAGTCAGTTTGCAAAAAGATTAGGTATATCAAGAGTACAAGCTGAGGGGGTATCTATATCAGATGCTGCTGCAGCACTACTTAACATAGACAACAAACTAGATCTTAAAGATACTAAGAAAGTTAGTTGGTTAGGTAAAGTAAATCAAACTGTAGTAGATGCACAGCGTAAAGTTATTCGTCTACTTGTTACAGCTCCTAGTACATCTTACCTTAACCTAGTGGGTTATGGTTCTGCTGTCAGCATAAACACAATTACTGATGCAGGACTTGCTTTAACTTACTTAGGTCAAGCAGGTTTAAATAAAATATTAGGTGATGGTAAAAATGCTGCAGAGTCTTTACGTATCTTTAAGCAATTAAGTTTAGCACAAGTTCAAAGATTAAAAAATCTTATGGATACAGGTATGACTTACGATGCATACATGTCCATTGCAAATAAAAATCCTGATGCACTAAGGCAACTTACATTTGCTATGAATGGTGGTATAGAAGTTGATGACGCTTTAAAGAAAGCTTTTGGTGGGGAGATAGATTACTCTAAAAGCATGATGGGTTTACAAGTTGATAAGGGTATTGACATACTGCAAACAATAAACTTTGTACATGGTCAAGACATACTTACAAAGTCTCAAGAGTTTGTACATCAATTAGATAAAGGATTAAGAATAGGTTTTAATAAAAACTTTAATGAATTTTTTAATGATCCTAACGCTGCTAAACTTATAGCAAGTAAAGAGTACATGGATATATTAAACAAATCAGTATACGAAACACAGAAAGCTACCTTTGCTTTGTCGTATAAAGACGCAGGGTTTGTACCTAAGATTATAGAAGAGGCCAGAGATGTTGCAGGTCTTGGTTTGTTAATACCGTTTGGTAGATTCTTTAACAACACTATGGCTCTTATGTCTGATGGAACAGGTATTACTGCTGCTCTACAAATAGCAGGTGTAAAGACCGGAACTCAAAGGGGTATCAGAGAAAATACTGTTCGTGGTGCAGTAGGTCTAGCAGCTATATATGGACTAGCTCAAAATGAAATGTTAAATAAAGAACTTGGTTTAGCTTGGAATGAATCTATTGATGGTAAAACTGGTGGTGTTAAAGATATAAAGTATGACTTTCCAATATCTCATGCCAAAGGTTTAGGTAGACTTCTTTCCTATGCTCTTGATGGAACAACACCACCACGAGAAGAGGTAGCTCAGATTATAGAAGTGCTTGGACCGGGACAACTTACAAGACAGCTTAATCAGATAACTGATGGTCTAGGTGATACTGTTGTTGTAGCTGCAACAGACTGGGAAACTTCGGCAGGTAGTAGAGCTAGAGAATCATTTGTTAAACCTTGGGGTAAGATCTTTTCTCAGGCTGTATCAGGGTCAACTAGATTCTTAGACCCTGTTAATACTGCTGTTGGTTTAGCCAGAGGTAATGACTACAAGATGGTCAACAGAAAAGAAGGTAGTGAAACATTAAACAATTCACTACGTTATATGGATCAGATCATTGCTGTAGTAAGTGGTGAAGATATATCTGAGGAAAAGTTTAATGCTGCTACAGGAAAGATAAAATTAGATGCAGCTAAACAACTTGGCTATAGAGAAGTTGAAATGTCTGACACCAAGAAGGTGTTGAGTATAATTGGTAGACCAACTTACTTAGCTAACCTAAGAACTAAAAGTGCTAAGGCAGATAATAGATACAATCAACTGTTTCATGAAGTTGTAGAACACATGTCGTCTGAACTGATAAAGAGTCCTAAGTTTAGGGAAGCTAAAGGTTCTCGTAAAATAATACCTACACTAGAGTGGAGAACAAACTTAGTAAACAATATGTTTAGTGATGCCAGAGCAACTACACTAACATTTATGGAACGTGGTATATATGAAACTGATGATATAATTTTAGCCAAGATGATAGACATAGGTAGTAAGTATAACTGGAATAAGATTGACAGAGGTCTTGCCATGATGCAAGAACAAACAGGAGAAAAAGTTGAGTTTAAAGATCTTACAGATGAACAGCTAGATACTCTTGAGGCATACCTAGAGTACGAGAAATACCTCAAAAAAAGAGCAACCAACTAATCCTCTAGCATTCTATCTGCCCACTCGTAGGCTTCTCTCTTTACCTCACTAAGCCTGACAGAACCACCACGACTAGCGGCAAGCAACCCTGACAGTGCTTGACCTGCTAGATATATGCGAGCTGACATAGGTGGCTCTTCAACAATTTTTAATTTACGAAACTCTTGAGCTTCTTGTTCGAGAGTTTTCTTTTTTGTATTGTTCATTTTATTTCCTAGACTGCTGTTGTATTAAAGCCTCAAGATACCAACGTGCTTTCTTTAGATCTTCTACACCATTTTTATATCTCCAACGGTGAAGATACTTAGCTATGTTGCCTCGAAGGTAGCCAGTGTATTCATCATCTGATAGAAAATCTTTTATGTATTCTATGCATTCTATTCTACCTTTACCATAATGAGGTGGACTATTTACATAGTCCTCCACATCATCAAACAATTCAGAAATTTGAAATTCTTCTTCTTCCATGTTACACCTCTATAAGTTCTGCTTCACCGTAAGGAATGTGAAAGAAATATTCATATCGTCTAGCGTTAGCTAACCATATTTCTTTTGAACACTCTTCAGTAAGTTGAAAGTCTTTGATTCTCCATGCTTGTTTACAGTCACTACGTATGACATAGAAGTTACAATAAGTATTGTCACCCTCTACCTTCTTGTACTTGTTTATAAGTCTGTACTTTCTGTAAGGTATACGTATCTCTTTCCACTTGGGATTCCAATCACCTGTCCATTGGTTCTTCATCTCTACTTCAGAGTAATACATACCATCATTCTTCTTACTCTTTATATCAAAAGAAAAGTCTTCCTCTGTGTCAAGGATAGTATGCCCATTACTTTCTAAGTAATTTGTTATTGTTGTCTTAGCTTTACTGTCATTCTCTGCGTATGATTGAGGTTGAAACTTTCTGTAATATGATCCTTTAATTGGTTGTAACATGGTATCTCCTTATGTTAAATCTACAATTTCACAGACATCACCAGAGCAAGCCATCGTCTGCATAGCTACGGTGTTATCTTCTTGTTCGTACTCTGATAGTTTAGACCAGTCAATCTTATCTGGCATACATGATAGTAGCATTTCATAGTCATGCTTACCACAGTCTTGGTATGGTGCTTGTTGATAAGTGTGATCGGAGTGTGGCAAGAATGACACACCAGACATCTCATCAAAGTATTTGTAAACGAATGCACCAACGTCCATCCACTCGTCATCTCTGACTGAGATAGTTACTGATGGCTTATGCTCACACCATGATCGTTGATAAGTAAGCCACATCTCTAGTTGTTCTATGGCTGTCATATCGTTTCTAGTAATAGCTTTATTGGGAGACTTTACAGGAAAACTAAATACTGTAGTTGTATCTCCCTTGAATACACAAGGCTCATTCGGTATACCTTGATCCTTCATGAACTGTGTTAGAGGATCTTTGTTGTCACCTCTTACCGTCCTTACATAATAGTTGCTGTGCCTTGCGTGTATTCCAGAGGCACTGTCAACAAGTTGGCTAACTGTTCCGCTGGGTTTGACACAGGTGATAGATGTACTCTGTGGTATGCCAAGGCGATTAGAATAATCAAGGTTAGTACTAACAGCAACTTCTCGTAGATGTTCAAGAGTCTTCTCCAATCCTTTGTTCTTAGATGTTAATAGTTTATTATCCATTATTCCAGTGAGCGACACACCCAACAGTCGTTCTTCTTCGGTATTTCGTTGCCACACTTTTCGCAGATATGGAAACTTAGTGAAGGAAGACTGAACAGTCCCAAGAATAGTTGCCAGTTTAACTTTACGCTCAAGATCATCAACTGTATCTGTTCCTCTAACCACAACTTCAGTAAGGTTACAGAACTGGTAAGGCCGTAGAATAATTTCTGAACAGGGGTTAGTACCAAACTCAAAGTCAGGGTCACGTCTACCAAATTTTGCAGCTTGTTTCTTAGATGCTTCACGATTAAATATCCCTCTTTCACCGGACTTACTCTCAACTAGGGCAGTCCATTCTCTCATAAATGTTTCTATGTCAGGCTTCTCTGTATAGGAAACAGAGTTGTTAGCTAGTGCTCTGTGTGCTGCTGTCTCCCACCACTGCCCTGACTTAGCATGACGCATACGGTCATCACTAAGGTTAGACAGGGAGATCATAGCACTACGTCTGACACCACCGACAACAACTATCTGACCGATAAAACACATCAGGTCATGGCATTCCATAGACGACAGTCTACGTCCTTGTGCAGCTTTAAATGTTTGTACACTAAAGTTAAACAACTCTATCAATGGAGCAGGGCCACTAGCTCTACCACCAAATGTCTTTAGCCTTGCACCTGCAGGACGTACACGAGACACATCCCACTGTGGTATCTCACCTGCCCAGAGTAAAGCTAGTAACTGTCGAAAGGCTTTAGCCCAACCTTCTTTACTATCTCTAACAACTATCATTGTCTCACTCTCGTACAGCTCAGGTACTTCTGGTAGCTGCTGTACAAACTGACGTTCAACACTGAAGCCTACACCAGTACCACACAGTAAGATAAACATAGCTTCATCAAATGACTTAGGGTCATCTACTGGTAGGTAAGAACAGTTGTACCCTGCTGTGTTGTCTCTCTCTAATGCTGGACCTGCAGTCATCATAGCCCTCATACTAGGCATAACTTCTAGGCTAAGTATAGCTTGCTCTATTTCATTTGTTGTTTGCTCATCAACTTTTGTATGAACAACATTAGCTATGTATCTACTTACTGTCTCAGGCCAAGACTCTCTACCCTTACCATCAAAGTATTTTGCATACCTTGACTTGTGTATAAATGCTTGGTAGTCTGTAGGTAAATAATTATTCATCTGTTATCCCCCGATCCTGATAGTACACCACGCTCTAGTCTATCCTTTAGTTTTTTAATATTGTTGTTAGCAATATCTTGCATATCAATATTTAAATCCCTGCACAATGCGGCAATGTACCACATACAATCTCCTACTTCATCAGCAATAGCTTCTCTGTCAAACTTACCATCACGTAGGATCTTCTTTACTTTGTTTGCTACCTCTCCTGCTTCAGCAGCCAGTCCCAAGGCAGGGTATATTACTGCATGTTCTTTTTTATATATGGCTGTACTTACGGCAGCTCTTTGGTAGTCATTCATTTGACTTGAATTAAATATTTCAAAAGCTTCTATATCATCTTTACTTATCATATGTTACCTCACACTCTATTACTTTTGCATCGTCTATGTCGTATAAATAATTTTTAACTAGCTCAGATATTACCTCGGTGTTATCACCAGAAGTCTCCAAGAAGTTTGCATCTTCATATACTTTTAATCTAATGTTAATCTCAAACTCCATAACGAACCCCTAGTTATATCCATACATAGTAGTCATGTCAATCTCTAATGGCTCTATTGTTTTCATAAAATGTTTTTGCCATTCGTAGGCATCATCAAAATCTTCAAACCAAAAGTTATCATCTGACATTTCACCATCTACTTCTGTCCTACAAACCATGTACCAGTTAGCACCATCAGGTGCTTCATCTGGGTATTCTTCTGTACTTATCGGGCCTTCTATTACATCCCATATTTTAACTATCATTATTATTACCCCAGTATTTTAACAAGTTCATGTAATGATCTAAGCCTACCATAACTACCCAAGGCTTACGATCTGATCTATAACAAACTACAGGCTCACCTTTACCATGAGCTTCAGCTTGTTCTATGTAGTCATACACAGTCTTCAGTGCAGACTTTCTTCTTTTAACTTCTATTGTTATTGGTATCTTTTTTCTAGCTGCAGGAGACAGTTGTATATCTTCACCTGTATCTCCCATAGTAGTAGACCTAACATCATCAGGCTCTAGATCAGGAAATGTTTCCAGTATCTTATCTCTGATTTCATTCTGTCCAAGACGACCTTTTGCTTTAGCTGCTCTAGCCATCTGTAATCTCTGGAACTTTAGGTGGCTTCTCTACATGAACCAGATACTCAATGCCGTAAGAGTATTCAAACATTCTTAGGTTAGGCCAACAAGTTTTCTTGTATTCACAGAACTGGCAAGACTTATCTAACTTGGTGTTAGGACTAGACTTGCTGGCAGGTACGGGTGATATACGCTGAGTAGGTATGTCACCTGCGACCATTGTTTTTGCAGCTTCCATCTCTGCTTGTTTGGTAGGAAGCTCATTAGAAAAATCATATACGTCAAGACACATCTCTCCATTAACTTTGTCGATAGCTAGAAAAGCACCACGATTTTTATCTGTAACTAGTGGATCATCTTGTGCTGCATAAACATAAGAAGATAGTTGACTGATGTAACCAAAGGGATCATTACCTCTTAGCTCACCGTCACGAAACTTTTTAAAAGCAAAAGGACTACAAGACTTTACATCAACAGTCATACCGTCAATGACTGCATCCCTGTGTCCACGTATACCATGTACAGTAACACGATCCTGCATACCTTCTAGCTTATGCCCTGCTGCTTTTACCATAGCAAGTATTAATTCTTCTATCATATCTCCATAGAAAAACTTAAGAAGCATCTTAGCATCTAGTGGTTCACCAATTCTTGGTTGATTAATTTTATACCACAGCTTACGTTTGCAAGGTGTACCTATTGACGACAGTGAAAGATAACCACGAGGTTCTTGCGGCTTACTAAATCTTTTACTTGCCACCTCACCAATATTTTTACCCATCTCTTCTGCAATAGACTTTCTCCAACCACCTTGACCATAGATAACTGACTCAAGATCTTCTACTAGAGTGTCAATATTTTTCATATTATATCCTTAAAAGTAGCCCCCCGAAGGGGGCTTAGTTGAGAGAGGAGTGCTAGAACAGAACTGCGTCTGCTTCTTTCTTATCTGCCTTCGGCAGGGTATCCGCTGATATAGTCTCAGCTTGGATTATATTATCCACTGGCACATGATTGATAACCTTTACGGAATCAAGCCTAGTGCCGGGACGATCTTTGTAACTGGTATCATACACTGATAGCATGACCTCTACAGTAGAGCCATTCCCAATGGGACCATCAGTATCGAAGTTCCAAGTATCACCATCAGAATTAGTAACAACAGGTGCGCCACTATCCCAATCCCTACCTGTATTGAACTTACGAACAAATTTAGTTTTGAAGATACCATTACCTACATCCTTTGGATTTTTAATTGAACGAGATGCTGACAGTGCAGCCACATTCTTTTCATCCATGAATAGGTCAATAGTGCAAGCACCATCGTGATCTTCGTATGCGCCTTGAAAACCTTTCAAGTCACGGTTCTGAGCAAATACTTTTGCCCACTCTGCAGTACCAGTTAATTTTACTTTACGTGTAGCCATGCGGCCCTCCATTGTTTAATGTACGTCACTATAACGCTGACCATACTGTATATCAATACCTAAGTCAACATTTAATTTAAGATTTTGATTAAGTTTTTTTATTGCCCATTCTAGTGCGGAACTGTGCTCATCTTCTTCTCCTTTTCTAACTAAGTTAATTGATTCATCATGAAACTGTCCAATGATATTTGGCCTACGAGTTCTGTAGTAAGCAACCCACTTATCAAAACAGTAAGCACCAGTCGATTGATTAAGTGTAGAGAATACATCCTTCTCATATCGAAGTGAGTGCCAGAACTTACTTACTGGATTCTGTACCCACATCTCATCATTTATCCTACGTATCTTTTGCTTGTCGATAAAAGCTTTAACTGACCAGTTACGTTTCCAATATGCAGTGAGTAGTGCTGCTGCTTGTTTCATAGTCATGCCGGTCTCACGAGATAACTTTGGTGCGCCAACACCATAAGTAGCAGAGTAGTTCACAACTTTGTAATCCTTACGTAAAGCTTTTATGTCAGGTCTATCACCTCTGTTATATAAATCTATCTCTTCTTGAGTGATTGCACCTGCATGTTTAGCTAAGTCTAAGTGTGGATCAAAGCCATCTTGTGACATCTCTTCTACATAGTCTGGATCAAATGGTTGCATGTAGTGTCGCTTGGTTGTGTCTTCTAGTGAAGTCATATCAGCACCGCATAGTATGAAACCATCTGGAGCTGTAAGACAACCACGTATCTCTTTACCCCAAGGCTTATCTATAGCAGGTAGATTGACAAGAGGTTTCTTATGTTTGAAACGTAGCGTATTTGTAAGGCCATCAACTTCAGCCCTCACGTAACCATTGTATTCACATTCTAAAAAACCTTCGAAGATCTTTAGCCTGTGTTGTATTACAGTAAGACCACTGAGAACTTCTACAGTAGGGTTCTTACTGATTAGTAATTTTACAGATGGAGTAAGCTCACCATCCTTACGTACTTGAGGTACTTTCTTTTCTTCTCCTGTCTCCTTATTTTTATTGTACTTAAATGTACAAGGTTCCCAACCAAGTGAATACAACCAATCTTTTACTTGGTCATTAGAGTTAGGGTTAGGTTGATCCCAACACTTGATAACTTCTACTTCTCCTTCGTAGTGTCTAGGTAGTTTGTGATCATCGAGTAAAGCAAACCATCTCTCACCATGAGATGAAGGTGAGCCATCCTTCTTGAAACAAACTTTAGGCTTGGACTTCTTGGTAGTAATCTTTCTTTTAGGCATTACACCTTTTAGTTCATCAATCTTAGATGACTGTTGGTCTGTTAGTTTTGCGACACAATCCTTAGCTAAACCGACATCCAACTTCCAACCTAGTTTCTCAGCTGCTGCTGCACAGTCCATCTTAAACTGTAAGTATCGAAAGAACTTATCTAACTCAGACTTACTCTTGTAGATAAACATAAACCTTTTTAGTACATCCTTCCATAGCTTCCAGTTAATCTTAACATCTTCTACACAGCGGTGTCGGTAGTCATCTTGAGTAAGGTTATGCCAGTCATCTATCTTAGGCTTGGGTATTCCAAAGTCTTCACCGAAAGACTCAAGCCCATGCTTAGGTCTATTGTAGTTGAGAACCCAAGACATAGGTAATGTATCAAACAACCTAGCTTCGATCTTAATATCTAAGATCTTTTCTAATAATGGTACATCATACCTAACAATGTTATGACCTATTAAACCTTGTTGGTTTAGTAGTAGATCTTTCATACCGTCATAGTCAAACAGTGTATCGTAAGTAACACCGTCAGTCGTATAAGACAGGCAGTGTATCTTTGTAGCATCATCTAATAAACCATTAGCTTCTACGTCAAATACAATCATGCTGCAATTACACTCCCTTGATATGGTGCTTCTTCAGTTAGTATGGTAGTCTCTGGATCGTAGTAGACTGACCCTGCCCTACCTAATTTAGCAAACGGTCTGTTCTTGTCAACAATAAAGTTAGTAGTGTTCTGAAGTATCTCATCTTCTGACTCAGCATCACGCTCAATCTTTACACATATGATAGCTTCTTCTTCAAGAGACCCTGCATACTTTGTACGTCCATCATCATTGACCTGTGATATAAATACTACACCAATGCTAAGTTCCTTGGCAAGCTGTGCCATACGTGAACCCAACGTAGTAAGTGTGCTTGTTGCACCATCTACACCAGACTGCGAGAGATATGCAAGTCGTTGAACATGGTCGACAAAAATAAAATCAGCTCCATATACAGATGCAGCAAGTCTGGTATAATCGAGGAGCTTAAGAGGATCGTCATGACTGCGCATTTCAAAAACAATTGTGCGTTCTCCTTGTGTCATATCCTGTGCGGCTTTGATTACACTTTCCTCTGAGTAACCATTCTCCTTCGCATCATCTTTAGTTCTTACGTTAATGCCAAGGTGATAGGTAGCCATAGCACGATAGGTTGTGGACTTCATCTCCTCCATGTGTAGTAGAGCTATGCGTGTATCGTTGTCACGCAATAGCCCAGTCTCAAAGTACCGAATAACTTCGGTCTTACCTGTACCACGAGGAGCTTTGATAAAGGTAAGACCTCCCTTAACCATACCACGTATCTTGTCATCGAGGCCAGAATGACCAGTGGGTACGTACTCGTAAGGGTTTTCATTTAAGATTGCCTGTTCAACATCTACATCAGAGCAGAAGAAATTCTCTGGTGAATAACGCTGTGGTTTCTTTGCAGCCCACATCAAATCATTACCATCGCCATGCTCTAGAAAGTCATTGGCATCTTTGTGTTTAGTCATAGGAACATACCAGAACTTATCTGGAAATGCTTGGTATAATTTGTCAGCAGCTCTACGTCCTGCGTCATCTAGCTCACCGGCATAGATGATCTCTTTGAATGACGACATGTAAGCATGGTTGTGCTTGATAAACTTCTCACCAATGCTTGCACTAGGTAGAGACTTAACAGGAAATGTTTTACCAAGTATCTGATAGAGAGATGCAGCATCGAACTCACCTTCAGTTATATAGATACGTTGGCTAGTACCTGCGTTAAACTCAGGGCCAAACAAGAAGTGCATACCAAGTCCCTTGTCTTTCATCCAAGTCTTGGACTTATCTTGATAGGCTCTGTACTTAATAGTGTGTGGATACTTGTAGGCATAACGTGTTGGCCTACCTTCACTAGTCTGTAGCTGTATCCCGTATAACTCACAGACATCAGGATCAATACCCCTGATACCATCGTAAGTCATACCATCAATTTCTATATCCATGATATTTCTCCTCTCCTTAAGTGGATACTCTTGTGCTACCCAGTCAAAAACTTCTGGCATGTTTTTCATCGGGTAGGAATTACCGCATGAATGACAGTGACCGAAGCCATCATCATTCCAATTGAATGCATCACTTGATCCGCAATCTACATACGGACAAGCTAAATGTGGGTTATCGTTTTCTGCCATAGATTAAATCCCAAATTGTTTCTAAGATTACTAATACAGAAATTATCGGCCATGTCAAGGCAAAAATTAAAGGGTTACCATATTCTACCTTTTCTACTATGGACAATACTAGAATAGCTCCAAGTAAATACAGAACCATTCCTGAATAATAAATGCTCATGAGTTTGTATCGTTCCTTTCCTTTGCTCTATTACGTTCATCTGAATCGAAGGGTCTGATGTCGCTGTAACTATTTACCTCATCAACAGCCCTGTTAGTATTGTAGTCTACTATCACACCAGTATTCCACTTAGCACACTCCTCTTGTGCATCCTTGAGGTTGTCAAACAGTCGAGGCTTAGGGTAATTAACAAATCCTTTTGTATCTTCTGGCACATACATGATGTCACCATCTACATCAATTACTATTGCTAGTCTCATTTAATTCTCCTATTCTTTGATATGCTTTTTGTAGTTGCTCTTGTAATTCCCTCACATTTTGTTTAAGAGTTTCATTCTCAGAAGCCAAAGAGATAATAATCTTTCTATTCTTTTCAGCTTCCATCTCATCAGGTAGCATTAACTCTTTCTCCTTTTATCTACCCTACTTTCTGGTAGGCAAACTATGCCTGTAACAGGATCATTGAAACCTGCCACTGCTATTATCTCTATCGCAAGTGTATCATAATGGGCAGGGTTGTTGACGTAACTTACACAAGCATCCTCATGTTCAAAATATTTATTAAAGACAATGAAAGGATTGCCTACAGTTAAGGTCACTAGTATTACCCAATTCATTCTTGTATCTCCGTTACCCTAACTTTAATTGGTTCGAGTTTTTTCATGCCACCATTGTTACTATAGTATCCCGGTAAATTCATATTCCAATAGGCAGGTTTCCTTACAAAAAGATACCTAGACCATTTGTTTCTTACAAGTTTGTTAGTTGTCACATCTTTAATAGCCCACATTTCTACATCAATCATCTTGTATCTATCTCCAAACAAGCCAGTGTTTCTGAGCTATGGTTGACAAGAACCACCGCTTCTTTCAATGCTAACTGGCACTCTTCTTTCTTACCGTAGTTACCCAACTGGTAGTAATCAACTCCTTGATTAGTTACAAGTTGCATCCAAACTAATATCCACATCATTGGTCATTATCCTTTCTTGCTAACTCTAATCCCTTACGTAGCATTTCTTTTGCATCTTCATACTGTCCTCTACACATGCAGTCGTGGCTCCATCTGATCCATGACATAGCACTCTGAGAGTTGCGGTCATCAATCATCTCTTGTTCTGCTTTAATCATTTCGTTACCACTACTAGAGCCTACCTTGTTAGCATTAAGAAACATCAGTAAGCTAGGCTTATCCACTGGTACATCAACTACAGTGTAGTCCTTGCCGCACATCTTACGTGCATCGGCCTGTGTTCCTGCCCATACACCATCACTGTTTTTATATAGCTTCATGTTTGTTCCTCCATTTATCCCATCGTTTCCTGTTAGGAAATGTTTCTCTGTGTATATGATTGTGGTGATACTCATAGGCTGTAGACAGGGCAAGACCATACTCTCTAGCAGCTGCGGCTACACTACGAAATGTTTTACCAAACAGTCTACACTCTAATTGTTTTTGTATCTGTGTTGGTTCATACTTGCACCTTGCATGTGCGTGTAAATACTGTGGTTGCGTCATTGTCTTTGTCTCCTTTCCAAAGCAGACTGTGCTGTCTTTAAACTAAATTTATTATAGGGATTTAAACTTGACACACTCTTATGACCAGAGACAGACTGAATAGCTAGGTGATCTACTCCACTTTCAATCATCTGTACTATCGCAGTCTTTCTCAAGTCACCAACTCGCAGGTCATCAGGAAGCCCTACAGTAGCCTTAACTTCTCCAAGCAGGGAGGTCATCTGGGATACTGTTAGTGGTCTATAGGCGCTGTCCTGTGTCCTGTGATGAGGTACTACATATTCTTGAAAGTCCCAATCCTTTTTCTGTTCAGTTAGCATATCTAATAAGTTGTCAGGTATTGGTAGCTCAACGGTAGCACCACGTTTAGTTTGGGTGATTGTAACTTTACCTTGTTCTAGGTCAACTGATTCCCAAGTCAAGTTACGAATGTCTATTGGTCTCTGTCCCCACTCATAACACATGAGGACAATTAGCCCTATGTTTCTCCATTCAAAATTACTGAAGGCAGAGTCAAGAAAAGACATCACTTGGTCATGTGTCCATACCACAGATCTAGGTTCGCTTGATCTCTTCTTGACTCTAGCCATCTGGTTGTTTGGTATCTCGTCTATTGAGATTAGAAAATTCATAAGAACTGAAAACACTCTAGCAATATGGTTTGCATTTGATGTTGAGGTTTCTAGTTCTACTGTATCGTATATCTCCAGACACATAGCAGAGCTAATCTTCTTGATGTTAACATTGCCAAGTGTCTTGCCCATAACAGACATACGACAGATAGATGCTAGAGCATACTCATAGTTTAGTTGAGAGGATCTAGACAGGGAGCTAAACTGTCTGGTTCTAAAGTATTTGTTCATAGCATCTTTAAGTTTCATATCTTTCCTATCCAGTGTGTGCAATCATCATGTGAGTCGTCAGGTTTTCGGTATACTTCCATGTCATCCTTTCCGTACTTAAAGTTTAACTTAAAGTATATAATAACTTTTAATTATAATTATTAAATACCTATAGTTATACTTTAAGTAATACATATATGCAAATCATATCTTAGTCAAGCGTGACACAGTGTCACATACTATATCTAGTATCTTGTATTTTATTATATAGATTAGGATCATCTATCTTACACTCCTCCATTAAGTCTAGTGGTGTCATACCTAGTGAGTCTAGTAACTCAGCGACAGCAAAAGGATTATCTGCGACAATCTCAAAGAGTTGACCTACATTATCCATACTACTTTCGTATTTGAAACTACCTAAACCATAGTCATCATAGCCAAAGCTGTACCCATACCGACTACTTCTGCTGATAGTCTCGACAACAGTTGGGTCACGCTCATACACTAGCTTAGACCAGTCAGCATTCTCCAATGCATACACTAGCTTCTCTAGGTAGGCTAAGTCCTGTGACTCAGTGGTACTGTGTTGACTGTAGTAACCAACACTGATGTTAGTACACTCAGGTACAATCTCAGCATACTCATTACTGTCAGTGTATGAACCACCAGTATCAGGCTTGAGCTGTGGCATATTGAGTGCATCTGCAAATGAATTAGCAAAGGCATCTGATGCAGTACGAAAGCCCATCTGGTGTGTGATCACAGAGTTGTCACCGTACCTGTCAAAAGATATTACAGCCTTGGTGTAGGTAAGCCACATAGGATAGTCTCTTACCATCTCCATGCTACCCTTACATCCAACCTCTTCAGCTGCGTGAATGACATACGTACCTTCAATACCTGCCTCAATCATAGACAGTATGACGTATACACCAGAGGTACAGTCAGCACCCAGACAGCTAGATACTTTAGGATCAGCTACGGTCACTACGTCATTGGTAACAACTAACTTTTGCATACCGCCCTGTCTATGCACAGTGTCATGGTGTGCAGTAAAGCAACGCTTGGGTTTGTGGCCTATCTGCAAGATGTAGTTACCATGCTCATCAGGTTTGCCAAAGGTTGGTTCGATGAATCGTTCACAAAACAATTGCTGTGCGTCTGATCCTTGGGGTCTCATGTACCCCAACATTTCTATTATACTATACATTATAGCTCCTCTTCATTTAATGGTTCTGGTTTAGTGTAGTAGATGCCATCTCTCTTTCTGAGATACCACTCTTCATCATGGTCATCCAGTGCTTGCTTACACACCTTCTCACCGTCCTCAGTTCTACACATATCATCATTGGAATACCACTCGTTAGTCCAATCACACTCAAAGTAATCAGCCTCAAGAGTAATCGGGTCACACCAGATATCCTCAGACTCAATGTATACAGCACTGTCACAGTCCCAATACTCACCGTCACTATCACAGTGAATAAAGTCATCACCGTACTCAATGACACTGGTAGCTACTCTCTCAGGATATCTGTGACCACTACTACCCATGATGTATACCATAGTAGTATCATCTCTGTGTACATCTGTTCCTGCATAGTCACAGTACATATGCTCCTCGTAGTAACAGGACTCACAGTAGTATTCCTCTGTAGTCTCTGAGAAGTATGCCTCATCTTGATTGAGACCCTCTTCACAACATCTACATGTGTACTCATAGCCGCCAAGTATACCACTGTAGCAACTGGCATCAATACTACCGTAGCTGTCTATAATAAGATGCTTACCGTCATCATCCAGTGATTGTGGGCCGACATCTAGGTAAGGTGCAACGAAACCATCACCGTCAGGGTTAGGTATCCTACATAGTTTAGCACCAGACCAGTCAGCACTACTTGCCATGAGAGCAGACATATCCACAAGATGAGCATTGATCATGTCAATAGACTGCTCGGATACACCATAGATCGGGCCAGCTTGGGGTGCATTTGATGGGTCATTAGTATTCATAGCAACCACACATCTACTACACACTAGACCATCTTGATCCAGTACATAGATAATCTTGAAGTCACCACTAGCATAAGCCTCGGCAGGATGTTGAGGTAGGTGGTCAAAGGGGTATCGCATACAGCTGTGAGACATATGCTTTCTCTTGTAGCTAGTCTCTATGTTCTCACAGTTAGATTGCTCACCAGAGTATGCAAGCTTGAAAGCATCTGGATCTTGAGATGTATGAAGTACAAGCTTACGGGGTGCAAACTTCTGTAGGTATGCATCAGTAATCTCATTGAGTGTATTGTGATCGAACTCAGGGAACATAAGCTTGATAGCACGAGCAGGTCGCATAGCAGTCTCACGATCATCATCTAAATCCTTGTGTGATTTGTACAAGGTGATCTTACCTGTATACTGGGTGGAACGTCTACAGTTGAATGCTCGTAACCTGTACTTAGGTTTGAAAGCATTACTGGTAAATAGCTTATCACCTTGATAAGATATATCAGTACCATTGATGATAGCCAGAAACCAATCTTGTATGGTGTGATCACTGACATTAAACAATGCACCATCATAGTCACCCCATTCACGAAGCACAGGGTCAGTCTCGTTAGGATCTTCACGATACTGTTTCTTGACTACGAAACCATACTTCTCTGGTGTAACCAAGTAGTACAAGCTACCATCAGATAGCTGTACATTACCACCAACGAGTGTGGGTTTACCATCGTCACTACCCCACATAAGATTATCAAACAGGTGTGGTTGATATGGTACAAGCTTGTCACATACATCATCACCATAATGGTTTCTAATCTCATCAGTATTTACTGGAACGAGTGTGTAATTTGCCATATTAAGACCTCCAATCTGGCTCCTCACCCCAACGCCAAGTCAGGGTGATGTTACGTTCTTTCCAACGATCATTCATATACATTCGATATGCTTGATGCACATCATCTACTTCTGAATAATCAACTCCACGTTCTAAATTCCTAGCACAGTTTGCAAACGGTGTCAAGTATTCATCTGGAAAATCTCCACCATCTGCATACTTTTGGAACCTAGGTATCAGTCTGGCAGACTTGTGGTCTCCAGATTTCTGATTGTATAGCCAACTCATGTGGTGTAGTAGCCACTGGAAGTTAGCACGAGACTGTCTAGCCCACTTACTGCATGGATGGTTTAGGTATGCAGATTTGTAGACTTCAAGTGTAGTGTCAGGACACAAGGCTCTGACTGCGGTGGACAACATTTGTGCAGACTCAAGTATCATCTTGTTCTTACGAATGTCATCCAACCACAGAGCAGACCGCATCGGACACTTGTCAAATGCAAATATATTCATTACGCCTCCATAGTTTTGATAGCATCAGCTATAGCTATTAGCTTTTCTTTTAGCCACAGATTATCCATGTCTTTATTCATGAGTTCAATTCTCAAGTCACTCACCTCATTTAACAGGAATGCATTATCTTTTTTCGTAACCATCCAATCCCTTTGCTGACGTTTCTTCAAGGCAGGTTGCATACCTTCAGTGTACATATTGCGGCCAAAGAATTTGTTGCGGTAACCTAGAGCCACACGCCACTTACTTATAGTTTTCCCTGCCACACCATACTTGGCCTCTGTGTCATTGCGTGTGTGATGCTCATAGTATTGGCACACCTCATGCTTGAATGAATTTGCGTAACGATGTCCTTTAGAATTTGCCATGTTTATTTCTCCTCTACAGAAATGTTAAAGATACCCTTACTATTTAGGGCTTGGATTAAACCACCCACACTGGCTTTGTGGATAGTACATATAAGTATGTCATCGACATACAATTTTACAGGCACATAGACACTAGGCATTAGTGACTATACGACTGATTAGTTTAGCTACATCTTTGACCTCACCACTGGGCAGTTCTAGTTCAAACTCCATATCAGTATGGCCAAAGTCCTCATCATCTTTTTGCAGACGATACACTATTTCATTGAGGCTAGTGCCTTCCTCATAGATAGGTAAGAGACCACCTTCAGTCTCGTACCATCCATCCAATATTACTTTATGTGTCATCATTCATAATCCCTTCACATATTCTACGGTCAGTAGATATTATTACAATACGGCCATCATCATCATATAAGATATATTTGTAGCCACGCTTTATTAATTTCATATTTCCACCTTCCTATCTGGTACAGTAGGAGTTTCCCACACGTCCACCTTGAACTCAGGTTCAGGATAAATAGAACGCATTTCACTCACCAAGTCTGTCAAATTATCACCCATAATAAATTCCTCTTTAGGCAATAAGGGCGTGTTTATCCTGAAGTAATGGACGTAGGCATACTCATTCATACCCACAGTCCACCTACGTTCTAGCTTACGCTTAGACACATTTATTCTATACATATTAGAACACCTCCATTTCATATTCATTATCCAGACCCACCACTGGCGTAGTGTAGGTCAAAAAATGCAACACTGCATCACCATAATTGTCATACAGTTTACTCTTGGCAAGGTCACCTTGCACGTTAAAAGAGCGCACTATCCATGAGCCATAGCCGTTAGTCCACAGCTCATACCTACGTCCAAACGCACCTAGTGCGTCATCCCATTTATTCATATTACACCTCTATCTTTATGGTTTCAATAATGACATTACAGCCAGAGCATTCTTTCTCTGCCGCATATCTTGAGTCGGATGCACTCAACCAACATTGATGGTCGGAATACACCCATGCACCATCACCAGAATTGGTGACAATTACTACAAATAAATCCATACATTACCTCTTTGTTTATTGGACACAATTATATCGTACTATTTCTAAGTAGATATATTAAAGCCCTCACAAATTAATGCAAGGGCTTAGACTATATTTACTTTAAGTGTTTGATTAAGCAGCTTTTTTCTTACTCACTGTTGCACGTTGAGCTTGCAATGCTGCAATCATAGCTTCTAATTGAGTAGGTCTAGCCGTTGCTTGTCTAGCCGCCCACAATGCTACATCAAAAGCTTTCGGCTCAGTATCAGTTGAAAATGCTTTTTTCCAATTTGTACCCCTCATAGATACTTGACCGGCTACATCCGATAAAGCTTTAACAGCACTATTGGATAACTTGGCATTTTTGATTTGAATAGAAATAACTTTACCATTTTTACTTTTAATCTTTGCACCATCAAATATTTTACCAAACGTAAAACGAATTGAGCTAGCAATATCTTTATCGCTTCTATTTATTGCCGCATTAATAATTTTAACTAACGGGGTAGTATCTCTTTGAGCAATCACATGATCAATAATTGATTTGAAGTGAATACCTAAGTTGATACCATTACCGATATTAGTTGAGAAATTTTTGATTGTGTTTTCAATAGTCATTGTATTAGCTCCTATATGTTAATGACAAAAACGGATTTAAAATAAATCCTAGATAGACACTTGTTAAAATGCCTATCCGATATTTATCTTAAAGTGTTTATTTGTTCTATCAATCCCGTATCAATAGGTATTGATAAGATAGTCACTTGATATAAAATATTTCATTTTATAACGCATTACTATCTGAAACTATTACTTATTGTCGCACTTTGCATTTGCTATGCGATACCCCGTCTTAGGAAATCCCCAAATAATAATTGCTTATTATCTAGTAAACCCCGACCAACATCTGTTTTCTTTTTGTAATCAACTTGGCATTTTAATTCGCTGTACTTAGTACGCTCTAAAAGAATTTAACTATATGTTAAACGCTTTATTTCATCTCTAACATTATTAGAAACTAGGCTAAACTATACCCAAAAACATAAGCTAGTTATCGGTATCTAATCACTTTACCATAATGATTAGGTCACTTTACTTTGATGTAAGGCTTGCCGCTAAAAGCTAATCAGTAACGAGAAAAGCTTTAAGTATTGTTGCGGTTCCTATTTTCAAATAACGTTAGGGGGTCAATATTCTTAAAGTCTCACTCCGACTAAAAGCCCTGTGATTGACATATAGTATAAATCAGGCTTGTAAAACCTAAATGCGACCAATTTGAGACAAAAACGACAATTAATAAAAAAAGATTAAATTAATTTAAATGAACAAGTGTTCAATAAATAGCTGTGATTTACTGGTAGTTTAACGTTAAACTAGTTTTGTATTTTCGTTTAATGTTAAACTAAATATAAACGTGATCACAAATCTAGGGGTGTACTTATGTGATCACAAATAGGGGGGTAGGGTTATACATAAATAAGCTGTTTTGTGATCACAAGCTGTAAAATGTTACATTATAACACTGCAATACTGGTATTATTAATAGTATATTGTGTAAAATACTTAATAAATACAGTAAGTTATACAACAAATAGATACTTTTTTTATTTATAGGCCTAGTGTTATGTTATAACATTGCATACCGGTATGGGACACTGGGGGTAGCCCCGTACATATATACCCAGAATGACAGAAATTAGTAAAATTAGGTTGTTAACCACATTGTTTAAAACTTGTTACAATTGAAACAATTTGTGTATAGACTGTAATATGTTGTAACATAGTGTGTATAAAATAATACTTGACAGCGGGGGCATTATGAGTTATAATTATGTATACATAACGTATTACATAAAGCTTAACTTAACTCTATTATTACTAATATAATTAAAGTTAATAGATACTATAAGTTAAACTTAAAGTATTACTTAAAGTACTGACACAGATTCTAACTTTTTTCTGTCGTATCAATAAAAGTACTTGCTTTTCCTAAAACTTAAAGTATAACTAGCAATGTCCAAGAAAAAAATGTTTGCTTCGGATTCCGTTATAGAGGAATTTTATAAAGCACTAGCTGATAACAACGAAGCTCAACTACGAAGAGTACATATACCACGTTCAGACGTATTCTATGTACGAGAAGCTATCCGTCAAGATACAGGTGTTAAGTATACTCTAGATAGAGTAGAACGTGCTATGTATTTAGAGGGTCATCTTAATAGGCACGATGTGTTAGACCCCCAGAGAAAAAGAGATTGGGAATAATGGTAGAAGAATATGACCTAGACAAGAACGGTAAACTCGATGCTGAAGAGCGTGAGATCTATTTAGAAGATAGACGTAGAAAGATGGAAGATGAAGATGCCAAGCGTGATGCCCAACGCAACATGACTTGGTTTGCTTTATCTGGAATGGTACTCTACCCTATGGGTATCTTCTTATGTACACTTATTGGAATGGATACAGCAGCAATGTTAATAGCAGATATTGCTAACATCTATGTCGTATCTGTCTCAGCACTTGTCGGTGCATACTTTGGGTTTACAGCAATGGGGAATAAGAAATGATACAAGGTTTGATTGGACCTATAGCTAGTTTGGCAGGTACTTGGCTTAACGGCAAGGTAGAACAGAAAGCTGCACAGAATAAAGTAAAGGTAGCTAAGGCAGAGGCTGAAGCACAGATAATGCTTTCAGCTGCTACCAGTGAAGCTGAGTGGGATCGCATCATGGCGAAAGCATCAGCTAACTCGTGGAAAGACGAATGGCTAACAATTTTATTTTCAATTCCATTAATCCTTGCATTCTGTGGGGATTGGGGTAGACAGATAGTAGCAGATGGCTTTACTGCTTTGGAAGTTATGCCAAGCTACTACCAATACACATTAGGCGTAATCGTATCTGCATCTTTCGGTGTAAGGGCAGCTACCAAGTTTTTTAGGAAATAGACATGGCATTTAAATTAAGTAGACGTAGCTTAGATAAACTAGAAGGTGTAGATGACAGTCTACAGGCAGTAGTCAAGATGGCTATCACCTTGAGTGATAAAATTGACTTCGGGGTGATCCAAGGTTTAAGAACCGTAGAACAGCAAAAGGAGTTAGTAGCTTCTGGTGCTAGTCAAACCATGAAGTCTAAACACCTAGAGGGTAAAGCTGTAGATCTTATGGCATACGTCAATGGACGTGCTTGCTGGGAACTAAATGTTTATGATGATATAGCTGATGCTATGAAAGAAGCAGCTTCACAAGTAGGAGTTCCTATTTGCTGGGGAGCAGCATGGGGTACACCAGAAATGCCATACCCAATGGATATAAGAAACTGGGAAGGAACAATGGAAGACGCAATGAATGCTTACATTGACCTTCGTAGATCTCAGGGTCGTAGACCTTTTATTGACGGACCACATTTTGAATTGATGGTGTAATGGCAACAACCAAAGACGTAGAACGTCTACCTAGTGGCAAATTAAAATATCGGGGTGAAACATTTCCGGGTTATAACAAACCAAAGAAAACTCCCGGTGGATCTAAGAAGTCTGCTGTACTTGCTAAGAAAGGCAAGGAAGTGAAGATTGTTCGTTTTGGTGATCCCAACATGAGCATTAAGAAAGATCAACCAGCTAGACGTAAAAGCTTTAGGGCAAGACATAACTGTGATACAGCAACTGACAAGTTTACTGCACGGTACTGGTCTTGTAGAGCTTGGTGATGTGGATAGCTGTATTGTTGATGTGTACAAACCCATCAGCATTATCTTGTCAGGTTGTAGCAAAGCCAGAGCCTTTCTATACAGAGGAAGCCTGTAAGCAGGAAACTATTATCGTAACAAATGACTTAGTAGCAAAAGGTATATACGCAATACCAACATGCGTTAAAATCGGAACAAATTTATAGGAGTATAAAATGAAGAAGTTATTATTAGCGACTGCAGTAGCAGTTGTAGGAACATCAGTGTCGGCTATGGATATTGGATATGGATTATCTGTCGGTGCTGAAACAGATATGAGTTATACAACAGGAAAAGAAACGTGGGAACTGGATGTTACACCTAAACTAAGCATGGGTGCATACGGAACTACTCTTTCTGCTGAAACAACTGTAGATGTATTAGATATTAACAATGGTGATATCTTTACCGGTGTAGACTGGAAAGCTGAGTATGCTTGGAAAGGTCTAACAACTTACACAGAAGTATCGTCAGATGCAGACTTTGAATTTGGTGATATTACAATGGGCGTAAAGTTTTCATTTTAATAGGAGCTTCTAATGGCTGCAAAGAAAAGTAAAGTTAATGCTGCTGGTAACTACACCAAACCGACTATGCGTAAAAACCTCGTTGCCAAAGTTAAAGCCGGTGGCAAAGGTGGCTCACCCGGACAATGGTCTGCGAGAAAAGCCCAGATGGTTGCAAAACAATATAAAGCAAAAGGAGGAGGATACAGATGAGAAGGTATTTAAAAAGACTATGGTGTGCCTTGATAAATCGTAAATGTAATCCAGAGTGTGAGTGCTGCTAAGTGGCACTTTCTAAATCACAAAAAAGCCTGAAGTCTTGGACAAAACAAAAGTGGAGAACCAAAAGTGGTAAGCCATCTACGCAAGGGTCTAAGGCTACTGGTGAACGTTACTTACCTTCTTCGGCTATTAAGTCTCTTAGTGCTAGTGAGTACGCAGCCACTTCCAGAGCAAAACGAAAAGGCACTAAGGCAGGTAAGCAGCATGTGGCTCAACCTAAAAAAATTGCAAAGAAAACGAAGTCCCACAGATAGATGCCTTATTTAACAAGCAGCATTCCTCACTTTAAGGCGTGGGTTAGAAGAGAGTATACAAAAAACTTAGAGGAGTATCATGGAGAGTTCCTACATTGCATGGTCATTGGTGTCACTACTATGCCAAACAGGACTCTCAGCTTTCAAGTTATTTTTACAGGCTGCGAGTCTGATGATAATGATAGCCCCAATATACATGGTGGTGCGATGTGGGCTAGGTTACCTCTGGTAGCTCTGGTTGCAGACACCCCCCTAGAAGATTGGCCTCAAGAGTTACCACCTTATCTAGCACAACCTTGGGATTGTATGTCGCACCACCACAGTGTGTATAAGTTAGAAAGAGCAACTCCAGCTCCTTGGATAGCCAAGGTAGACGGAGAGTTTTACCCAGCTAAATATTATTTTACTGTAGACTACACAGACAGTGAAGTTGCAGATGACCCAGCTCAACACAAACAATCTCATGTATTAGAGTTGTTAGATGCTGGTAACTATACTGGTAACATTGTTGCGTTGCCCAATAACAGAGTGAGAGTAACTCACCCAGCTTGGTTTGAAACAGGAGAAGGTGCTCCAGACTTTAAACCTAATCAACATACATACAACTCGAAAGAACACGTAGACTATGTTTGGGATACGCAACGAGTGTTTAACAATTTATATAGTGAGGAAGAATCATGAACATGAAGAAAAAAGGATACGCTGCTGGCGGTCTTAAAATGGTAGAGAAGGGTGGAAAGAAAGTTCCATTCTATGCTGCTGATGGTAAAGGTAAAATGAACAAAGGCGGTATGAGCATGAAGAAAAAAGGTTATGCTAAAGGCGGTGCTGGAATGAAAAAGAAAGCATATGCTAAAGGTGGTAAGGTTGCCATGTATAACCAAGGCGGCATGGTTAAGTCTACAGGTACAATGAATACTGGCGTTAAGACTGCCAAGAACACTTACAAGTAAGGAACAACAACATGGCTATGTCACTTCGTACATATTTAAATAATCAGATAAAAGAAAAAGGTTCTAGCCTTACTAAAGAAAAAGCTAAGGCTGGTAAATATAAAAGTATTGCAGCAGCTAAAAAAGCTGGAGCACTTTACTATACTAATAAAGATGGTAAAGTAATGGCAGCTGTTTATGCAGAAGATCTAAAGAAAGCTGCACCTAAAAAACTTGGTGCAGGTAAACAACCAAAAGTTACAGCTAGAACTCTTAGCGATGTTAAGGGTGGTCGTGGTGATAACAAAAATGAAGTTCTAATAAGACGTGCTGAAATTGCAATCTCTGCTGGAACTGAACCTAAAAAATCACCTAAAGTTAAACCTAAGCCTAGACCTACAATAACACAATTAAAAGCAGAACAGAGAAAACTTCGAACAAAAATAGCTAACGCTAGACAAAAAGGTAAAGATGATAAAGCTGCATCAGCTAGAATCAAACAACTTACCACTATGATTAATAAGTTAAAGTAAGCTAAATGACTGCAGCTAAATATTTTACTAAAGCAAAGAACTTATCTGCTACATCAGGTGGGGCAAGTGGTGACATAATATATACTTGCCCTAATAATTTTACTTCGTTAATTAAGTTTTTACTTGTATCGAATGGAGCAACAAGCTCTAAGAAGTATAGTATACAATGGTATGAGTTAGCTACAACTACTTACCACAGTATTGCAGATGAAATAAGTTTAGCAGCTAGTACTAATGATAAAGTTGTAGAGAGTAATTCATTTATTGCATTATCTGCAGGTGATAAGATTGTATGTTTTGAAGAAGGCGGCTCTGACTTTCATGTAATACTATCTGGTGAAGAACACTATCAACCAACTTAATGCATAACGGGGTTGCATTATTATCTATAGTATGTTATAACTAATTGAATATAACTACTCCTGCCTAGTTAGGGCTAACATTTAAAGGAGTAGAAAATGTTTAAAGCATATTGTGACCGAATCTTAAAAGCAATCCAAGTATCCCAGCAAAGACGAGCAGATTATCAAACACTGATGAACCTAACTGATCGTGAACTTAAGGATCTAGGAATTGGTAAGTCTGAGATAAGAGAAAAAATTTATGGCGAAAGAACTTACTGAAAAACAACAAGCATTTTTAAACGCATTGTTTAATGAAGCTAGAGGCAATCCTGTTCAAGCTAAGAAACTTGCAGGATATGCCGATGGCGTGTCTACAACTTCTGTAATGGCTCCACTAAAAGAGCAGATTGCAGAAAAAACTAGAGATTTTATTGCAACAAGTGGACCAACAGCTGTGTGGTCTATGATGCATGTACTAGAAAACCCCACCGACTTGGGCAATAAAGAGAAAATGGCAGCAGCTAAAGACTTTCTAGACCGAGCTGGCTTTGTAAAAACAGAAAAAGTCGAAGTAAGATCGGAAAGTCCTTTGTTTATTCTGCCACCGAAAGCAGATGAAGACTAAAACTTGGCAGTTACCTAAGCCTGAGAAGGTAGATAACGAATATGAGTGGGTTCCAGTAGTAAGAATTGGTAGAACTATACCCTTTGGCTACAAACAAGACCCAGAAGATGCAGATATTCTACTGCCAATACCAGAAGAACTAGAACTTTTTGAAGAAGCTAAGAAACATTTAAAGAGATATAGTTATAGAGAGGTATCTGCTTGGTTAAGTACAACCTCTGGTAGAATGATCTCCCATGTAGGCTTATTTAAAAGGGTAAAACTTGAACAAAGACGTAAGAACGCAGCTTCAGTCCAAGATTTCTATGCCCAAAGGTACAAAGCGGCAGCAGAAAAGGCGGAGAAGCTCGAAAAAGAAAGAATTGGTGCAAGACGTAGAGTTGAAACCAACGACTCCGATCAGCACACCGGATATTGAAGTAGAACAGGTACAAAGAGAAATAATCTTTGAACCAAACCCCGGTCCACAGACAGACTTTCTAGCTTCAACAGAGCAGGAAGTCTTATATGGAGGGTCTGCAGGTGGTGGTAAGTCATATGCAATGATTGCCGACCCTGTTAGGTACTTAAATAATCCTAATGCTCGTATGCTTCTGGTACGTAGAAGCACTGAAGAGCTGAGAGAACTTATCTCTGTATCTAAACAACTATACCCCAAAGCAATTCCGGGTATAAAGTTCATGGAAAGAGATAAGACTTGGGTAGCCCCTAGTGGAGCTACACTCTGGATGTCATACCTTGACCGTGACGATGACGTTATGAGATATCAGGGACAGGCATTTAACTGGATTGGTTTTGACGAATTAACGCAATGGCCTACACCCTATCCTTGGAACTATATGAGGTCACGTCTTCGTACAACCAAAGCTAGTGGGCTACCTTTATATATGAGAGCAACTAGTAACCCCGGTGGTCCGGGTCATCAGTGGGTTAAGAAAACTTTTATAGATCCAGAGACACCTAATAAACCTTTCTGGGCTACAGACACGGATACTGGTGAGATTATCTGCTGGCCTAAAGGTCACACTAAAGAAGATGAGCCGTTATTTAAACGTAGGTTTATACCTGCTAACTTATTTGACAACCCTTATCTATCAGATGATGGAATGTACGAAGCTAATCTTCTGTCGTTACCAGAACACCAACGTAGACAGTTGCTAGAAGGTGACTGGGATATAAACGAAGGGGCAGCATTTCCAGAGTTTAACCGAAAGATTCATGTTGTAGAACCTTTTGATATTCCAAACAGCTGGCCTAGGTTTAGGGCATGTGACTATGGTTATGGTTCTTACACTGGAGTTGTGTGGATAGCAGTTGCACCTGACGAACAACTAATAGTATATCGTGAAATGTATGTCAGTAAAGTTCTTGCAACAGATTTAGCCGATTTAATTTTACAAACAGAGTCAGAAGAAAAAATACGTTACGGTGTTCTTGACTCTTCACTATGGCACAAACGTGGTGATACTGGTCCAAGTCTGGCAGAACAAATGATTGTTCGTGGTTGCAGATGGAGACCTGCAGATAGATCAAAAGGATCTCGTGTCTCAGGCAAGAATGAAATACACAGAAGACTGCAGGTAGATGAGTTTACAGAACAACCTAGAATGGTAATCTTTAATAACTGTAAAAATTTAATTTCGCAACTACCGGCTATACCTTTAGATAAAAATAATCCAGAGGATGTAGATACAAAATCAGAAGACCACCTTTACGATGCTTTAAGGTATGGTGTTATGACAAGACCGAAGAGTAGTTTGTTTGATTATACACCTGTTTCAAATACAGGGTTTCAAGCAAGCGATGCAACTTTTGGATACTGATATGTTAGTAACTTGTCCTAAGTGTTCAATAATTTATAACACGGATAAGTTTGATAGTTGTCCTAAATGTCAAGAACAATACGATTTTGATAACGGACCTTGGAAGGTAAAATAATGGCAGAAGAAGAAACTTTTGAAAACGAAATGGCAATGGACTCTATAGAAAGTCAAGCTGTTGAAGATATGGATAAAGAAACATACTCAGATCCTTTATCAGGAACCATTGTAGGCTTAGTTCAAGATCGTTATAGTAAGGCTTCTACAGCTCGTGAGACAGAAGAACAACGTTGGGTAAAAGCTTATCGTAACTATCGTGGTTTATACGGACCAGATGTTCAATTTACTTCCACAGAAAAATCTCAAGTATTTGTTAAGGTTACAAAAACAAAAGTACTTGCAGCTTATGGTCAGATTGTAGAAGTTCTTTTTGGAAACAACAAGTTTCCTATATCTATAGACCCAACAACTTTACCGGAGGGTGCAGCTGAGTCTGTACACTTTGAGTCTAATGATCAGATGGATGAAGCCAAACAACAGTTTGCCCCAGAAGATACAAAGCTTAGACCCGGTGAAACTATCGTAGATCTGACTGAGCGTTTAGCTAGTATGGAACAAAAGCTAACACCAGTCGTAGATAAACTAGAAGAGGGTGAAGGTAAAACACCCACAGAAATTACTATACATCCAGCAATGATCTCAGCTAAAAAGATGGAAAAGAAAATCCATGATCAGCTAGAAGAGTCCGGTGCAAAAAAACAATTACGAGTTGCAGCTTTTGAAACTGCATTGTTTGGCACAGGAATTATGAAAGGTCCGTTTGCTGTAGACAAAGAATATTCTAATTGGAATGATGAAGGTGAATACTCACCTACGTTTAAAACAGTCCCACAAACTTCTTCTGTATCTATCTGGAACTTCTATCCAGACCCAGATGCAGCTAATATGGACGAGGCCGAGTACGTAGTAGAAAGACACAAGATGTCTAGATCTCAAATACGTTCTCTAAAGAATCGTCCTTTCTTCCGTGCAAATGCCATCGACACTTCAATATCTATGGGTGAGTCTTATACCAAGGAGTGGTGGGAGCAAGTCATGGAAGATGATGCTCAGGAATCTAGATCCGAAAGGTTTGAAGTTCTTGAGTTTTGGGGGAACGTTGATACTGATGTCTTAGAAGGACATGATGTAGACATTCCAGATGAACTAAAAGATATGGAGCAAGTCTCTGTAAACATTTGGACATGTAATGGTCAAGTCCTAAGACTTGTCATGAATCCGTTCACCCCATCTATTATACCTTACTATGCAGTTCCATATGAGGTAAACCCATACAATATGTTTGGCGTTGGTCTAGCAGAAAACATGGACGATACCCAAACACTAATGAATGGTTTTATGCGTATGGCAGTTGATAACGCTGCACTGTCGGGTAACATGCTCATCGAGGTTGATGAGACAAACCTAACTCCGGGTCAAGACTTGTCGGTATATCCGGGCAAGGTCTTCCGCAGACAGGGCGGTGCTCCGGGTCAGGCAATCTTTGGAACTAAGTTTCCAAACGTATCAAATGAAAACATGCAGATGTTTGATAAAGCGAGGGTACTAGCAGATGAGTCTACAGGTTTCCCATCTTTTGCACATGGTCAAACAGGAGTTCAAGGAGTGGGGCGTACTGCTTCTGGAATCAGTATGCTTATGTCTGCTGCTAACGGCAGCATACGTAATGTTATCAAAAATGTGGATGATTATTTACTAGCACCGATAGCAAAATCATTCTATCATTTTAACATGCAGTTTGACTTTGATCCACAGATTAAAGGTGACTTAGATGTAAAGGCTCGTGGTACTGAATCACTGATGGCTAATGAAGTACGTAGCCAGAGACTGATGCAGTTCCTACAAGTTGTACAGAATCCAGTACTAGCACCGTTTGCTAAGATGGATTATATCATTCGTGAGATTGCTAAGTCTATGGATCTTGATCCAGATAAACTAACTAACTCTATGTCTGATGCTGCAGTACAAGCAGAGATACTTAAAAAGTTTCAAGAAGCAAACCCACCACCCCAACAACAACCACAAGTTGGACCTGATGGACAGCCAATAGCTCCACAGGGGCAAGGAGCGCCTCCACAAGTACAGGATACCGCTGGAGGTGGGGGTGGTAACATCGGTATAGGTACAGCACCTCAGCCGGGAGAACAGGGCTTCTCAGCTAATACTGGCCAACAGGGTGCTGCATGAGCCTAAAATTAGTAGTTAATAATAAACCTCAATGGGATGCAATGCTTGATGAGTTTAATATTCGTATTGCATTTGCTTATCGACAGTTAGAACAGCGAACAGAGATTGAAGAAATATACAGACTTCAAGGAGAGATTCGTGCATTAAAATCTTTAGCTATGCTTAGGGACAGAGTAAACAACGATGGCTGAAAATCTTGCCAAACAAATGGATAGTCTGTTTGATGCTGAAGGTCGGAGAAGACGTAAAGACAGACCTGTAGTTGAAGAAGCTAGGCATCCTTTAGAGAGTGTACCGTTCTTTGATAGACCTATGGGTGCTCAAGTTACAGATACTGAAATAGGTACAGATGCTGTCGGTAATCCTGTTTTTGTAACTAAACTTGGCGATACATACACAGTAAGATTAAACCCAGATCAAAGAAATCTTAGAGCTAAAATAGAAGAAGATTTTATACCAGCTGCAAAAGAATATTTAAAAGATCCTAAGATGCCTACTAAAGAACAAACGATAGGTGTAGCTAAAGCAATTGCAGAGGGGGTTAAAGAAACTGTTAGCATACCTAAAGATTTACTAACAGGGAAAAAATCTGCAGGTGATGTTACTATGATGGATGTTGCAGATATAGCTACTATGACAAGTCTTGGTGCATCAGCTTTTAGTGTTCCAGAAGGTTCATTAAGAATGGCTAGTGTATCTGGAATGTTTGGAAAAAAGAAAACTCCAGTTGAAGAATATTTAGCACCAGTTGAAGTTGATCTAGAAGAGTATAAACTTATAGATTTAATTGATGAAGATGCAAAAAATATGAAAGCTTTTAATCCTAGATTACAAAACGTTTATAATTTAACTTATAACGATGTTATTAAACAAGAGTTTAAACCTTTAAAATTTGATGAGGCTGTTACAAAAAGGTCTAGTTCTTCAATTATAGATCCTAAAATCTATGGTGATAGTAAATTAAAACAGACCGTATCTAGAAAAGTACTTGAAAAGTATGGGTCATTAATGTCTGATGCTAAACTAAAAAGTGATACTAAAACTTTTTTTAATGAAGATGCTAGACTAAATACTTTAAAAGAAAGAGATGAGTTCTTAAAAATAACCACTGACATAGTATCTGATCAAGTTAAAGAACAGTTTAATAGATTTTTAACAGAACAACCCGGTCTAGTTTTAAAGTTATCAGCAGCAAACCGATTACTAAAAAAGTACAGCGACCTAGATCAACAAGAAGGTATGTCCTCTGCAGAAATGCGTATGGTTAACTCAAAGCTTAAAGAAGCAGATAAACTACAAACAGTTACTATAGCAGAAACATTAGATAGATTTTTTAATGAGGCTGTTGCATATACTCCAGATCCCGGTAAAATTTTTAAAAATTACGAATTTACATTTAAAGTTACTGACGTAGATGAAACCGGTGCTCAAATTGAAAGATTAGTATCTCCAAATTTTGGTGGTGCATTTAAAGATGAAGGTTGGGATTATGGCGTTTATAATTTTGATGAGGTGTTTGGAGATGAAGGTTTAGAAAAATTCTTTAGATCTCCTCTTACCAGAGCTTTACTGATGGAGTTTGACGATAAGGTAATAGATTCAAAAACTAAGGTAACTTATTTTGATGAAAGTAGGTTTTTAGATCCTGAAGATTTAACTCCAGCAGAGTATACATATTTAACTAGCCCACAAGGTTTTAATACAGAGATAACATTTCAAGACATAGTAGATTCTATTGATAAAAAAGTTCTTGGTGGAAAAGAGGTAATACAAACTAATACTGGAAAGTTTGGAAATCTTGGTGAAGAAATACTATATGATTTTATAGATAAAAAATTATATCCAGACGGTAAACTAGATACAGAAATGATGACTAAAACTGTACTGGGTGCAGATCTTTTAAAGTTACTTGAAAACGATCCTAGAATGAATGTTAAAAACATCCCCGAGTTTATGAAAACTCAAGAGTTTAAAAATAAAAAGATTACTCTTGAAGATCTTGGAGGAGAGATAATACCCGATTTTGATGCAGCTACTTTTAATGTTAGAGCTTCTCCATTAACTACACCTAGATATGAGCAGTATCAACTACAAGATAAAGCTGGATTTGAAGGTGGTGCTAAAGATAAAACCTACGAAGTTCCTGTATATAGTAGTGTAGGTGAAGGTTATAAAGGAAGAGGTTACTTGCCTGAAGTACAGCACTACGGCACTAATACATTATCTCATGTAAGATTTAGTGTATATGAGCCTCCAAGAGGACTTAGAATTACAGATCAAAACACAGGTACATTTGATCGTTTAACGGAAGACGGAAACTTTATTTTAGTAGAAGAACTTCAATCAGATCTACTAGCCCACGGCTATCGAAAATTTAAAAAGATTCCTTACACAGTAGAAAAAACTAAACAAGTTGTAGATGCAACAATTTTTAATTCACAGGATTTATATCCAGAGGCATCAACCTATTTAAAAAGTTATTCAGATAATCTTGCAAAAGATATAACAGAATTTTTTGATGAGTTAGATAACCAACCTCCAATAAAAGGCGAAGTAATTCCTGTACCAGATCCTGATAAAGTTTCTATAAAGTTAGTTAATAAGTATACAGAGAGTATACAAAAAGATGTAGCAGATGGTAAAATTACTATGGGAGAGGGTGATGATGCCCAAGAACTATTAGCTCAAATTTTAACTTTTGTACAAGAACCCGCATATTTTGCTTCAGAAAGTAAATACATATTAGGCAATAAAAATATAGCTAAACAAAGAGCTACAAATAAAGATGCAAGAAGAGAGCCAGAGAATTTTGGATCTCCACCTATTAAAAAGAACATTGAATCTGTTGAGTTAAATATACAAGCTTTAATTAATCAAGCTAATGATATGGGTATAGATAAGATTGTCTTTCCTAGTTTTGATATGATTGCTGCAAGAAGATTTCAAGGTGACAAATTAAAAGCTGCAATAGATAATAAATCAATTAAAAAAGATGCTCAAGGTGATCTTGTATATAATGAAGATGGTTCGCCTGTTCTTACAGAAGGTAATGCTCTTTATAAAAACTATGTAACAGATTTTCGTAAAGCTTTAGATAAATTTAAAAAAGAATATCCAGAAATAATAATAGAAACTGGTGTAGAATTACCGTATAAACCTTTTCGAGGATATGAAGGTCTTAGTACACAGGGTGTCGTAATTGACATATCAAAGATGAAAGAAATATACGATTTAGAAAAACCAAAGTTTAGTGGTGGAGGACTTGTCCGTGAGTAGTAGAAAGAAAAAACCTAAGAATCGTTTTGAAGAATTTGTAAAACCAAAGATTGAAGAATACATAGAAAAATTAAAAGATGCTTATGATGCAATAGGTTTTGACGAAATTTCTTTTAAAACAGGTCCACCAATTGTACGTGCTTTTTATCAGGACTTGTACGAAGATGAAAGAAAAGCTAAACAAAAATATCCAGAGTTATACAGAAAACATATTAAAGGTGAGAGATTATACAATGAAGGTGGTACAGTTATGAAAGATCAAATGCAAATGGCCTTCATGCAAGAAGGTGGTTTAAAGGATGACGGTATGGATGTAGATCCAGTGTCAGGTAATGATGTGCCTCCGGGTTCTATGGCTAGTGAGGTTAGAGATGATATACCTGCTCAACTATCCGAAGGTGAGTATGTAGTTCCTGCTGATGTCGTTCAATACTTTGGTGTAAAGTTTTTTGAAGATTTAAGAATGGATGCTAAAAGAGGTTTAGCTGACATGGAATCTAATGGTAGAATAGGTGGAGAGCCTGTGGATATGCCAATGGATGCTATGAATCAGGGTGGTATGATGCAAGGTAACGAGCAAACAATGCCAGTAGATACAGGGGTAGGATACAACGTTGGTGGTGCTACATCAAACCCTTATAACAATCCTACTAAAATGGATCAGCAAGTTAGCAACGTTATGGCTGACAACCCACAAAATATGGATATGCAAAACCGTACTCAAGCTATGATGAGTCCAGAACAAATGGATCAAGCTAACCCACCGCCACCTCCTAGAGGTTTTAATCCCGGTGGTTCAGTAGTTCCAATGCCAACAGTTCCTAACATAGATGCTGACTCAGCAGCAGCTTATAATTACATTGCAAGTCCTACAACTATAAATCCGATATTCGCAACTCCGGGTGCTACCTACATGGCTCCTCCAGATCCAGTAACAATGACTGGTGGTGGAGCAGACTCATCTATTCCTTCAGTAGAAAACTGTGATAAGATGGGTATGGACTTTGATCCAGAAACTAATATGTGTATACCTAGAGTACAACAAGCAGCTCAACCACAAGGTGGTGGTGGAAATGATGATGACGGTGGTCCAAACCTACCTAAGCCAGATCCTGATGCATGGATGGAAGGTTATAACTACTATGATGTAGAGGAACTTGCAAAACAAACAGGTGAAACAATATCTGCAGGTTCAAACCTTCCCGGTTTATTAGGAACGTTTGAAAAAGGAACAAAGATGGCTCATAGTGCAGCCCACATTATTCTTTTACAAGCTCAAGGTGAAGAGGGAAAAGCTAAACAATTATTAGAAGAATGGAATAAAGCAAGGACAGGTGCTTTAAAATTAACTCCTACAGAAATGATTGATGGCGATAGGTTTGCTATACAAGCAGCTGGAGAGCATGGTATTAAATTAGATAGGGGAATGAAAAGTATTATAGATGGTAAAGACTTGTTTAAAGATGATAGAGACTATGAAAAATACCTAGCTAAATACGAAGTAAGTGTTAGAGAAAGAAGAAAACGAGAAGCAGAGAAAAGAGCTGCTGCACAACCTGAGTATATTGATACCTCTAAACTTGAAGGAGTTTCTACAAGTACAACCTTTAAAAAAGATGATGACACTGGAACTGAAACAGCTGCCTTACGTAGACAAATACAAGGAAATGATGATGGACCAAGTACTGCCTCACAAATGATGGCTAATGCACAAGCTAGAGCAAAATCTATTAGAGATCAAGCTGCTAAAGCTAATCAAAGTGTTGCTAAAACAACTCAAACAGGATCAGGGGGTTACGGTAAAAGTACTTCAGCAACTAAGTCTACCGGTGGAAAAGGAGATCTTGGCAAGGGATCAGGCCGTGGAGGAATGAACAAAGGCGGCTTAATGAAAAAGAAAAAGAAATAACATCCGAATAACTATAAGGCTACCCAGCAATAATGCTGGCCCCAACATAAGGAGAATACAATGCCTGAACTACAAGCAATAGAAACCCCAAAGAATGCTGGTTTTGTACAACGTGGAAGTAACTATGCACGTAAACAAGAACGGATAAAAAAAGAAGAAGAAGAGATTGCTAGACTAGAGGCAGAGCAACGTGGTGAAGAAGTTGAAGAAAATGAACCCGATGGCGAAGGATCTGAGACAACCGAAGTACAAGCCGCAGGTGATACCGAACAAAAAGAAACTGACATTAAAGAAGAAGCACAAGAAGATGATTCTAAATTAAGTCGGGAAGAAAAGTCTTTTAAGAAACGATACGGTGATCTTAGAAGACACATGTCTGAAAAAGAAAAAGAGTGGGGAGATAAACTTACCGCACTTGAAAACAGAATGAAGGGTGAGTCTATTATACCACCCAAGTCAGACGAAGACATTGAAGAGTGGGCAAAAGAATACCCAGATGTAGCAGGAATAGTAGAGACTATTGCAGCTAAGAAAGCTCAAGAGATGTATAAGAAAGCTGAGTCACGTTTAGCTGAGTTAGATGAAATACAATATGAAGCTACTCGTAAATCAGCAGAAGCAACAATTCGTGAAACACATCCAGACTTTGACACACTACGTAAAGCAGATGAGTTTCATGACTGGGCAGAAGCACAACCTAAATGGGTTCAGGATGCAATCTACGAAAACGCAGATGATCCAGCTTCTGTCGTAAGAGTTATTGATCTATATAAGGTCGATAAAGGACTTACTAAAACTGCAAAGAAGGCAAGCAAGAAAGCTGCCGCATCTTTGGTAAGCAAAAACTCAAAGGCTAGTGTAGACGTAGATGAATCTTCTGCTCAAATAAGAGAGTCAGAAGTTGCTAAAATGTCTGCAAAAGAATTTGAAAAACGTCAGGATGACATTAACCAAGCTATGCGTAGCGGTAAATTTATCTATGATATGACAGGTAATGCACGATAGGTGTTGACAAAACAAAACCTTAGTGTATAACTATGAGTATTTAAAGAGCCTCCCATCCGGGACTACCTCTCTTACTCTCACTAAAAACTTAAACACAAATGGGAATTACCTAAATAAGTACAGGCCCGTAAGGTTAACGGTTGGCCGACTGTTAGCCTAACGCACCCTAGAAAACGTTTAGCCTCTTATTACGGTTGTTTGGGTTCCCCAAATTGAAACGCCAATAAATTCTAAGGAGAAGAACTATGGCTTTTACTTCCGCAGCGGGACACACAAACTTACCAAATGGTAATTTTAGTTCCGTAATCTATTCTAAAAAGGTGCAACTTGCCTTCCGTAAGTCTACGGTTGCAGGTGACATCACAAACTCTGACTATTTTGGCGAGATTGCTGCTCAAGGTGATACCGTTAAAATTATCAAAGAACCTGAAATCTCAGTCAGTGCTTATGCTCGTGGTACACAAATCACTGCACAAGATCTTGACGATGAAGATTTCTCCCTTGTTGTTGATAAAGCAAACTACTTTGCTTTTAAAATTGACGACATTGAAGAAGCTCACTCACATGTGAACTTTATGGACTTGGCTACAAACCGAGCCGCATATCGTCTGTCTGATCAGTACGACCAAGAAGTTCTTGGCTACTTAGCAGGTTTCAAACAGTCTTCATTGCACACTTCTGCAGATACTGTTAACAATGTTGTAAACGGTACTGTTGCTGTAGCAACTGCTGGTACAGACGAGTTGTTGACATCAATGAAACTCCGTAAGGATTCATTTGGCAACATCACAACTAGTTCTGCTGGTAATCACTCAATTCCAGTAGCTGCACGTCTACCCGGTGAAACAGCTATGCCAACTGCGACAGTTTCACCAGCAATGATCGTAGCTAGAATGGCTCGTTTATTGGATCAACAACAAGTTGATACACAAGGGCGTTGGCTAGTAGTTGATCCGGTATTCATGGAAATCCTACGTGACGAAGACTCTCGTTTTCTAAACGCAGATTTTGGTGAGTCAGGTGGACTACGTAACGGTCTTGTCTTGAACAACCTACATGGCTTCCGTGTATATACTTCAAGCAACCTACCAGCTGTTGGCACAGGTGCTGGCACAACTGGTTCTGCAAACCAAAACACTAACTTTGGTGTTATTGTTGCAGGTCATGATTCTGCTGTCGCAACTGCGGAGCAAATCAACAAAACCGAAACATATCGTGACACTGACAGCTTTGCTGACATTGTTCGTGGTATGCATCTATATGGTAGAAAGATCCTTCGTCCTGAAGGTATCGTTACTGCCAAATATAACGCAGCGTAAGGGGGGGATATACAATGGCTTTACGAGACGTAACTCGCATTGAGACCGCTGAGATTCCTCACGGCTCTCTTACTACTAGCACAGCTATCGACATCGGTACGATTCCAGATAACTGTGTAGTTCTTGCTGCAGGTGCTGAGTGTACTGCAGCCGCCACTATTGGTGGTGCTAATGCAGTAAGCTTTGGTGTAACAGGGGGCGATGTTGATATGTTGGGAACAGCAGACATCAATGCCGCAAAAACTCTTGCCGCTTCTACTACTACAGTAAACGGCATTACAAATGTTACAACTGCAGCTACAACTATTTCTGCTTTAACTGCAGGTTCTAATGCACCTTCAGCAGGTTCATTTAAGTTCTTTGTAGTGTATGCCCCTATGGGTGCTACAGGAGCAGCTGCTGAAGTAGATCGTGATCTACTAGCATAAAATAACTTGAGAGGCTGCTTTAGGGTGGCCTCTCTAATTGTATATTAAAGGGATTCAAACATGGCTATCACAACAGCAATGTGTACAAGTTTTAAACAAGAACTTCTTGGTGCGGTCCATGATATGGATACCCATACTTTAAAGCTTGCACTAATTAAAAGCGGTATGTCTGGTACATATGGCGCAGCAACAACTAATTATTCAGATGTTACAGGTAACTCTGACGAAGCAACAGGTACTAACTACTCAGCAGGTGGCAACAATTTAGATAGTGCTGCTATTGCAGTGTCTGGTACAACTGCTCATGTAGACTTTGCAGATGAAGTATTTTCTAACGTAACAACTTCAGCAGCAGGTTGTATTATCTACAATTCCTCTGCATCTAATAAGGCAGTATGTGTAATAGATTTTGGTGGTACTGTAAGTGCTACAGCAGGTGACTTGACTATAGAATTTCCTGCAGCAGGAGCAAGTACTGCAGTAATACGTATCGCCTAACAAATGTCTTTCTATGACTCCTCTGATGCCCTCTATGGCACAGGTAGGCATGGGTCTGCTAGATACGGTAAAGTAGCACCCAATGTAAGCTTGACAGGAGTCAGTGCAACTAGCGCAATAGAAACTGTAAGCGTTGGTGGCTTTGAGATAGATGTATCTGAGAACCTACTCAGTGTAGCAGCAACAGGTGCAATTGGTTCTCTAGGTGTAGGTGTAAGTAAAACACTTACTGGTGTAAGTGCTACAGGCAGCATCAACACAGTAAAAGAAAATGTTGCAGAAGAACTAGGAAGTGTAACGGCTACAGGTGCTATAGGCACAATAGAGCCACAGGTAGATGAAGACTTAAACAGTGTATCAGCTACAGGTGCGATAGGTACACTTAAAGTAAATGTAAGCGAAGCTCTAGCAAGTGTATCTGCTACAGGTGCAATAGCTACAGTAGAAGCTAAAACTTCTGAAAGCTTACTAAGTGTAATAGCTACATTTACAGTAGGCACAATTAAACCTAGTGTATCTGAAACATTAGCAGCAGTAGTTGGCACAGTAGGTACTCCTTCCGTAACAGCTAGATCATCTTCTAAAGCACAGATTGTAGGACTAGCATTAACTGGTTCTATAAATGCACCAGAGCCAGTAGTAGAAGAAGCACTACAAAGTGTAGCTGCAACAATATCATTAGGTAGTATTAACGTAACTGTTATTGAAAAACTATCAAGTGTTTCTTCTTCTGCTGTAGTAAACTTACCGGCAGCAAACGTATCATCAATTCAATTTGATTACGAAGCAGTTAAACACAGATATAACAAAAGAAGAACTGTCTTACTACCGAGGGTTGCATAATGCCTACCTCACCTTCCGAAAGAACCGTTTTAGTAAGACCGCAAAACCGATCAGTTTTTGTAGACGCACAAACTACTACTAGCTCTAAAGACAGAACAGTAACAGTAGAAAAACAAAACAGATTTGTATTTATAAAAAGAAAGCCTAGATCAGCAGATCGTGTTGTCTACGCTAATGAGGATTAAAAATGAGCTTTCGTTGGCCAAGTAAAGACCCTGATGAAACACTAGACTATAGCGTAGATTGGTCAAGGTTTCTTGATACAGCTATAATCAACTCTGTAATATGGTTTGTTAAGTCCAATACTTATAATGTAAAAACAAGATTGAATGCAGGGGCTAATCTTACTTCTGCTTCTAGTAGTGCAGTAACAGATACAATACAAAACGTATCTCAAACAAATACTAATACTGTTGCAACAATAAATATTGCTGGTGGGCAAAACAATGTTGAGTATACTTTCTTTTGTCAGATGACAGATGATACAGGTAGTACAGCAGAACGTAGTATTAAACTCAGACTAAAGGAACGTTAAGATGGCATATGATTATATTGGAATTGTCAATGACGTAAACCGTAGACTTAATGAAGTTGAACTTACAGGTGGTACAGGAGTAAACGCAAACTTTCTTACAGCCACCGGTGAATATTCTATGGTTAAAGATTCAGTTAATTCTTCAATTCGTTTTATAAATCAACATGAATATGAGTGGCCATTTAATCACGTAGAAGAAACTGAAACATTAACTGCAGGTTTAGTACGGTATGCATCTCCTACTGATTCTAAAACAATAGACTTTGATAGTTTTCGTATTAAACGAAATGATACACTAGGAAACAATACTAGAAAACTTCGTTTATTATCTTATGAAGAATATTTAGAAAAGTATTCTGATTATGAATACAATACTTCAACTGGCATTAGGGCATTACCAGAGTTTGTTTTTAGAACTCCAGATGATGGATTTGGTATAATAGCTCCACCAGATAAAGCGTATGAATTAGTTTATGAATACTATAGATTACCTGTTGATTTAATAAACGATACTGATGTACCTACAGTACCAGAACAATTTAGACATGTTATTGTAAACGGTGCAATGCACTTTGCTTATATGTTTAGAGGTGAGTCACAAGAGTCTATGCTTATGCAAACAAAGTTTGAGACTGAAATAAAACAAATGAGGGGTCTATATATTAACCGTTATGACTATCTTAGATCTACTATTGTAACCAGAAATACAGCTGCTACTGCCATTCAGGTCAACTAATAAATGCCTACAAATCGCCAAACATATCCCATTAAGTTTAGTGGTGGGCTTATAACTAATATGAGTCCTTTGCAGCAAGGCATGGAAATGCCCGGATCTGCAAGAATACTACGAAACTTTGAACCATCTATTGAAGGTGGGTACAAAAGAATACTAGGTTATGATAAGTACGACTTAGATGTAATACCACCATATGGTATACCTGTCGTACATGGTGCAAGTCAAACTGGTACAAGTTTAAATATTGCAAACATTAGACAAACACCAGAAACAAACGATAAGTTTAAACTAGTACACGTCACTGCAAACATAAATGGTACATCTACTATTGCTTCTGCAAACGGTCCAACTGCTCTTGTTAATGGTGCAGTAACAGCTAGTAATACTATTATTGTAGACACTGTTGCTTCAGGTACTATAGCAAAAGGTCAGACTATAACAGGAGTAGGTATTGGAAGTAACATTACAGTATCTAGTGTTACAACAGGGGCAACTGGTAATTTTACTGTAGTATTATCTAGCAATGTAACTGTAGCAGATAATTTAGGATTACAGTTTACTTTTAAAACTACTACCTTTGCAGTAGATGGTGTAGTAGGAACTATTACAACAGGTATGGAAATTGTTGGTAATGGTATACCAAGAGGTACAACAGTACAAGCTTTTTCATCACCGAATATTACGATAGGTAGTGCTGCTGATACTCTATCATTGACACTTGCAGATGATACCGCACTATCTTTTAAAACAGAGTATACTATTGGCGGCAGTGTAACATTTGATGATGATGATAATAGAGCAACAGTAGCTATATCACCTGCTCTTACTGCCGCACCTGCCAATGGAGATACTGTAGAGTTTACAAGTACAAACAGAAATTATCTTGCAGTAGGATGCGGTGTATTTCTTGATTCAGTTATCGTAGGTAAAAATGAAAGTTTACTTAAAACATCTGGTACTGGATACTCACTTGTAAATGTACCTGTATACGGAACAGTACTTGTAAATGCTGGATCACAGACTGGTACTACATTAAACGTAGATGGATTAAGTTCTACTCCACAAATAGGTGATGTGTTTAAGATTGCAGGTATAGATAAGATATATACCTTAACTGCAACACCAACAGTAAATGATGCTGGAGAGGCTGCTTTAGTTATTGATCCTGCTTTAGCTAGTTCACCAGCAAATAATGCTGCCCTAACTTTTTTGAGTACGTCAAGAGAAAGTGCTGGTAAAACTAGATTTTCTAGGTATAACTATACAGGATCAGAAAAAATAGCTATTGTTGATAGTATCAATGTTCCTGCATTATACAATGGATCTTTGTTTACAGCTCTTAATAGCGCACCTACTGATGTAGCAGCAGCAGAATTTGTAGTAAATTTTAAAAATCAATTGTTTTTTGGAAAAAATAGTTTATTAACTTTTACTGCACCTTTTACAGATAACGACTTTACAGCAGCCAATGGTTCTGGTACAATATCTGTAGGAGCAAACATTACTGGCTTAGTTGTATTTAGACAGCAACTTATTATTTTTACTGAAACATCTATATCTCAATTAGTTGGAAACACTATAAATGATTTTCAGCTACAACCAGTAACTACAGATATAGGTTGTGTAGATAAAGATACAATACAAGAAGTCGGTGGTGACATAATGTTCCTTGGTCCAGATGGCCTACGACTTCTAAGTGGTACAGAAAGAATTGGTGACTTCGGATTAGGTGTTGTATCTAAGACAATACAGAAAGAAGTAACAGATTTTATTACAGCTAATACTTCTTTTACCAGTGTGGTCATACGTGATAAATCACAATATAGATTATTAGGTTACAATAATAATATTGGACAAGCAAATGCTCAGGGTATACTTGGCACACAGATGGCAGGTCAAGGTGGCGAGGGAATGTCATGGGCAGACATAAGGGGTATAAGAGCATACGTAGCAGATAGTAGATTTTTTCAGAATGCAGAAACAATCGTATTTGCCAATGACGATGGGTATCTTTACCAAATGGAAGAAGGCAACAGCTTTGGTGGTAGTAACATACAAACAACTTTTGCTACACCTTACATGCCAATTAACGATCCAAGGGTACGTAAAACATTTTATAAGATGTTTTTATATACCGATCCACAAGGTAGTGTTTCGTTTGATGTAAGTTTAAAACTAGACTTTGACCAAAAGAATAGTGTTCAACCAACACAGATAGACTTCAATAACGCAACAGGAACAGTTGCATTTATGGGTCAGGCTACATACGGATCAACAGCGGTGTACAGCTCTAAACTAAAAACATTATTTGAAACTCAAATTATAGGATCAGCATTTGTCGTATCTTTACAATACACATCAGATAGTACAGATCCACCATTTTCTTTAGATGCTATAACACTAGAATACGCTACAAACACGAGAAGGTAAAAACATGGGAACAGGCTACACACGTAACGACACAGCAAATAACATTGCTGATGGTAACGTTATTAACGCTGCTGACTTTGATGGTGAATACGATGCCATTGAAGCTGCATTTAATTCATCCTCTGGTCACACCCACGATGGTACTGCAGCAGAAGGCGGTGCTGTTACAGTTATTGGCCCTGCCCAACAGCTAGTAGCAACTGCCAATGCAATTAACCCCAGTACAAACGCAGGGTTAGACTTAGGTACATCATCACTACAATTTAAAGATTTATATGTTGATGGTGTTGCTTACATAGACAGTTTTAGTGGAGACATGTCTATTGACACGAACAATAAATTACAGTTTCGTGATGCAGATTTATCTATAAGTTCTACTGCAGATGGACAGTTAGATGTTGCATCTGATACAACAGTAAAAATTGAATCGCCAGAAGTTATAATGACAGATGATGTAAAATTGCAGAGCGATGCTTCTATTCTTACATTTGGTGCTGACGATGATGTTAAACTTACACACGTAGCAGATACAGGACTGGGTGCAACAGCAGCTAGTGGCTTTCAACTATCATTACAAACATCTGACATATCTGTAGACAATGGTAATACTATTGGTAAGATTAGTTTTAATGCCCCACTAGAAGATAGTGGATCAGATGCTAGACTTGTAGGCGCAGAGATTGATGCTGTAGCAGAAAATAACTTTGGTGCTGCAGACAACTCTACTGCTCTCGTATTTAAAACAAATACTAGTGCAACAGCTACAGAACGTGTACGTATTAAGTCAGATGGTGATGTAATATTTAAAGGTGCATCCTATGACATGACATGGGATAGAAGTGCTAACGCACTAGACTTTGCAGATAATGCTAGTATTGTTGTAGGTACAGGTGATGATCTTACAATTAAACACGATGGTACAAATACTTCTATAATAAATACAACTGGGGAGTTGACAATACAGGGAGATGGTGTTACAATACAAAGTGACACTGGTACTGAAAAGTATATGGATATGGATGTTAACGGTGCAGTTAACCTATACCATAACAACGTAAAGAAAATAGAGACAACAGCAGACGGTGTTGATGTAAGTGGTGATATAAGTGTTGGTAATCTTAACGTAGTTACAAATACAATATCCTCAACAGACAGCAACGGTAATATAAACCTATCACCAAATGGTACAGGTACTGTTGTAATTAATACTGATCTTGATGTAGATAATGTTAATATAAACGGTAACGCTATCACATCTACAGATACCAATGGTAACATTGACATAAATCCGAATGGCACTGGTATCGTTAAATTAAAATATAACAATTCGGATGTACTAGTAACAAGTGCTACTGGCGCAACTTTAACAGGTGCAATAGCTGCAACTACTTTTAGTGGCGCATTAGATGGTACTATAACATCTGCTACAACAGGAACTACACAAAGTGCAGGTGATGATAGTGCAAAAATAGCAACAACTGCATACGTTGACAATGCTACTGGAACTGGATCAACCGCATCAGATGCTTCTGCACTTGCATTTGCAATAGCTTTAGGATAGAATAAAATGGCAAACACATTTAAAAATTATGTAAGTAGTTCGGCTGTAGGTACTTCAGAAGTAACAATCTACACCGTACCTTCAAGTACAACCTCTGTTATAATTGGTTGTAATATCGCAAACGTGACAAGCGGTCAAATAAGAGTCACTGTAAAAGTCGCAGACACACACGTTGTAAAAGATGTACCTGTACCTGCAAACTCTGCAATATCTGTCTTAGACGGTAAGATAATTGCTGAGACAACAGATACTGTAAAGGTAACATCTAATACAGCAAGTAGTGCTGATGTAATAGTGAGTGCATTGGAGCAAACATAATGAGTAAATATATTGGTACTCCTGTCGTAAATCTCAGTGTAGACACTGTAGATGTTTCAGGTGACATTACAGCTACTGATAGCACACCAGAACTTATATTACTGAACGACACACACGAAGATACTGATGGTGGTCGTGAAGGTAAGATAACGTTTAAAGGTGAACAGTCAGGTGGTGAAGTTACAGTGTTGGGGCAGATACAGTCTAGCCATGACGGTACATCAGACGATCAAAAAGGCGATTTGATATTCAAGACTAATGACGGTTCTGACGGAGCATCACCCACTGAGCGTATGAGGATTGATAGTGCAGGAAAAACTACACTTACTGGTACTCTTAACGGATCTGGTGATTTTACTATCGATGCGGATGATGACCTTATTTTAGAAAGCGGTGATGGAGATATAAAATTTACAGATAGTGGAACAGAGTTTCTTAATTTGTATGAAAGTTCTAATAATGCTTACTTTTATAATCCTATATCCGATGCAGATATTATATTCCAAGGCAAAGATGGTGGCTCAAGCGTCAATGCCCTGACCCTAGATATGTCTGACGCAGGAACGGCTACATTTAATCACGACATAAAACTAGCAGATAATTCAATAGCTACTTTTGGTGCTTCAGATGATTTACAAATTTCGCATGACGCAGCAGCAGGACATTCTAAAATTTCTGATACTGGCACAGGTTATTTAGTTCTTACTACTAGTCGATTGCAAGTCAACAATGCTGCCAATAACCAAGAAATGCTTATAGCTAAAGAAGGTGATGCAGTAGAACTCTTTCATAACAACGTTAAGAAATTTGAAACTACAAATGTTGGTGTAAAAATGGGAGGAACAAATCCAAAATTAAGGATTGAAGGAAATAGTAGTAGTTACTATCCATGTATACATTTGACAGGATTACACGGTGGTCTTGGATTAGGAACGTATTTCGGTGGAAACATTAGCGGTGATACAGTAAGTTTTCGGACTGGTGCAAACACAGCCGATGGTGGAACAGAACATTTTAGAATTGCAGCTAATGGTGATTTAACTGCAACAGATACTAGCATTGCTTCTAACTCTGATGAAAGACTAAAAGAAAACATTGTTGATTATGCATACGACATAGCTAAATTTAAACAGTACGAGCCTAAGACTTTTGATTGGAAAAACCCAGAGGCTCATAATGGTAGGTCAGGCAATAGAGGTTTCATAGCTCAAGCTGTAAAAGCCATAGATGACAAATGGGTTGGTGAAGCTAATGTCACTGAAGAAAATCCAGACTACGATATTATTTCAGATAATGTTTCACTTACATCTAAGCTAGGTGAAAAAGATGCTATGTACATATCTATAATACAACAGCTTATAACCAAGATTGAAACATTAGAAACTAAAGTAGCGGCACTGGAGGGAGAATAACATGTCAGGATATATAGGCCCAATACCAGTACCACAGGGTATACAAAACAAAGAAACGTTTACAGCAACTGCAGGGCAAACAACCTTTAACACAAATGGTTATACGGATGGTGCTTTCATATCAGTCTACCTTAACGGTGTACGGCTTATAAATGGTACTGACTACACAGCTACAAACGGTAGTGACGTTGTGCTTGCATCTGCAGCAGCAGCTAGTGATGTAGTAGACTTTGAGTCATTCAACTCATTTAGTTTAGCTAGTCAACAGTTTGAAAACATTACCACTAAGAACCCTACCCATGAAGATACAGACGGTGGTAGAGAGAGTGCCTTATCATTTCAAGGTGAACAGTCTGGTGGTGAGATTAGTACACTGGCTGTAATACAGGCATCACACGATGGTACAGCAGATGACCAAAAAGGTGACTTAATCTTCAAGACCAATGATGGTAGTGATAACAATGCACCTACTGAGAGGCTACGCATAGATTCTGATGGGTCAATAACCACAGCTACACTTGGAACAGACAACGTACACTTAGGTGAAGGTGCAGGAGCAGCTATAGTTTCTGGTGGTAATAATAATGTTGCTATTGGTAAGGATGCTTTAGCCTCTAATACAACAGCAGATAATAGTACAGCCGTAGGTTTTGAAGCAGGAACGAATAGCACTGGAGCGCAGAATACTTTTTTTGGAAGGCAATCTGGAAAAGGTGTAACTTCAGGTACAGAAAGTGTCTTTATTGGAAACGGTGCAGGTCGTGATGGTACTCAAACTGGGGATTACAATATTGGTATTGGGAGTGTATCTTTAAATTCTCTTACTTCAGGGCATAGCAACATAGCTATTGGACGGGATTCTCTTGGAGCAAATACTACAGGAGTAAAAAATGTTGTAGTAGGTTATCAGGCAGCAGATGCCATAACTGATGGTGAAATGAATGTTGCAATAGGAAATGAAGCTTTATCTGGTGAAACAGGAGGTGATAAAAATGTTGCGGTAGGAGCATCAGCACTTAAATCTTTAAATACTAATGGAGCTGCTTTTAATACTGCTGTTGGTACATTTGCAGGAACAGCAATGACAACAGGTACGCATAACACATTTATCGGTGGTCAAGCAGGAGATGCAATTACAACATCTAACTCAAATACTGCTGTTGGTAAATCTGCACTATCAGCAGAAACATCTAGTAATGGTAATACAGCGGTGGGTGAAGCAGCACTTGGAGTACAAAATGTTGGTGGTAGTGGTGATGCTAGAAACACGGCTGTTGGGTTGTTAGCAGGGGCTGCTGTTACAACAGGAACATCAAATACTTTTTTAGGCGCACTTGCAGGAGATGCAACAGATGATGGTACAGGTAATACTGCTGTTGGATATTCAGCATTAAGTGCTAACTGTGGAGATCAAAATACAGCATTAGGTTTTTATGCAGGTCTTCTTATTACAGGGGTAGAAAATACTTGTGTAGGACATGGTGCAGGAGAAAATATTACTAGCGGATCTCAAAATATATGTATTGGGCATGATGCAGGTTCTGGGCAAGTAACAACAACAAGTGACCAACTTTATATTGCTAGGTCAGGGGCTGCTCTTGGTACTGATGCCTGTTTTTTATATGGTGGCAGTAATGGTTCATTAATTAATGGCGATAATTCCTCTACATTTAATACAGTCTCCGATGAGCGTATCAAAAAGAATATAGTAGATAGTACAAAAGGACTTGCAGAAATACTCCAAGTTAAAATACGAAATTTTGAGTATCGTACTTTTGAAGAATTAGATGACAATGTTAAAGCATTAAACGATGGTAAAGGTTTAAATGTTCTTGGTAAGTCAGGAGTTAAAACTGGTGTTATAGCACAAGAATTAGAAACAGTATTTCCTAATGATGTTACTGACTTACCTGATGGTACAAAAAATGTAAAAATAGAAAATACTCAATGGGCTTTAATTAAAGCGGTGCAAGAACTATCAGCAAAGAATGATGCATTAGAATCAGAGAACACAGCTATCAAAGCTAGACTAGATGCACTGGAGGCAGAATAATGACTAGAGCAAGAGAATTAGCAGAACTAGGTTCGGTATATGATAACGGTGCGTTGTCGAACAGAAATGTTGTAATAAATGGTTCACTTGACGTAAGCCAACGTGGAACCTCGTTTACTAACATAGGTTCTGCTGGAACTTATGATGATACTTACACAATGGATAGGTTTTTAATTTCACAAGGTGTTTCTGCTGGTAGGTGTACAGTAACACAAGACACGGATAGACCAGCTGGTTTTTCTAAAAGTTTGAAGATAGCTACTACGACTGCTGACACAAGTATTGCGGCTGGTGAATACCATAGGTTACAAACAAAGTTTGAAGGGCAAGATTTAAAAAGATTTGCTAAAGGAACAGCTAGTGCAAAAGAATTTACTCTTAGTTTTTACTGCAAAGCAAATGCTGCTGCTACATATGTGGTTGAATTAAACGACACAGATAACACTAGGTCAGTATCAAAAACATTTTCTGTTACTACCGATTGGACAAGAGTTATTATTACTTTCCCAGCAGATACAGCATCGGGGACTGGATTTAATAATGATAACAATCTTAGTATGGAAGTAAATTGGTGGTTTCACGCTGGTTCAACATATTCCTCTGGAACATTGGCAACAACTTGGGCAGGAACAGTTCCAGCTAATCGTGCTGTTGGTATAGATAGTATCTTTGACAGCACAGCAAGAACTTTTTTTATTACAGGCGTTCAACTAGAAGTCGGCACAGAAGCCACGCCCTTTGAGCATCGGTCAGTTGGTCAGGAGCTTGCACTGTGTCAGAGGTATTATTTTCAACTAAATGGAGATTCCAGTGATAGAATTGGTGTTGGTGGTTATGCAGTAGGTGCATCAGAAGCAAGAATGGATGTTGCTTTTCCATGTGCAATGAGAGCCGCCCCAACAATATCTGGCACAGGTACTGCTCAGTTTGATGCTCATACTGATAGTGCAGATTTTAACGTTAGTGATATGGTTATTGATGAAGCTCCAACTGGTATAATTAGTGGTATTGGAATACAAATAGCTTCTTCTAGTATGGTTGCAGGTCAATCAGGTGGTTTTCGTTTTAGAAGCACTGGAACCTTATCTTTTGCATCGGAGTTATAACTATGGCTACATATCAATTTTATCCAGACACATCCAGAGGCGCAGTTAGCTGTGTTAAAAGAACAGACGAAGATGGTTCAATACATTGTATACCCTTTAGTGAGGATAACACAGACTATCAAAAATACCTTGAGTGGGTAGCTGAAGGAAACGAGGCACAAGCTGCCGATTAGTAAACTTTAACAAAGGAGAATGACAATGGGAAAAAATGAAAAAACCCCTATCGTTATAAACGACAAAGAATATTTAGTAGAAGACTTAACACAAGAGCAACAGGTTATGGTTAATCATGTATCAGACTTAGATCGTAAACTATCTAGTACTAGATTTAACCTAGACCAACTAAGCGTTGGACGTGAGGCATTTGTAAATATGCTTGCACGATCTTTGGAAGCACCAGTAGAAGCAATAGTTGTAGACGAAGATGAGGCTGCATAAATGAAATTTGAGCAAGTCATTGGTGTTATTATACTTGGTATGTTAACATGGGGTTCACTCCAGATATACCAGATTAATGCCAAAGTCTTGCTCATGTCATATAAGGTAGATGAAAATCACAAGATGATTAAGCCTATGTGGGAAGACTTCTTAGTTCGTAGATCACAAGTAGCGAGTAAGTAATGGAAAACATGAAACTTCCTATAGCATTAGTTGCAGCAATGGCTGTACAACTAGCAGGTGCAGTCTGGTGGGTATCTCAACAGGCAGCTACTATATCATCCCTAGAAGAAAACGTAGAGCAGTTTGCTAGTCGCATGGCTGTAGAGAATACAGTCAATCTAAAGCGTGATGTGCAAGAAAGTAAGTCTGACATAGCAGAACTATGGGAAGACAGTGACGAGGTATGGGAAGAGATGGCAGCTATGCTTACTTCATTTAGTTCTATCAATGACCTTAAACAAAGAATAGCTTTACTAGAAACAGAACTAAAGTACATGAACCGTGACCATAACAAAATGTTAATGCATAACGATGGGATGTAGTCATGGACCCATTAACAATTCTTGCAGGGTTAAAAACTGGGCTTGCTGCAGGAAAAACTGTAGCTGGTCTTAGCAAACAAATAAGTCAATTCTTTGACGCAACAGATGCAGCTAAAAAACAATTACAAAAAAAAGGTATCTCAAGTAAAAGCTCGAATAGTATTGCACTAGACCGTTGGGCTAAAGTACGTCAAGCTGCAGAAGCTGAAGCTGAATTACAAGAGTGGATCACTCAATCATATGGCAGAAGTAAGTGGTTAGAGCTTTTAAAAATACGCAAGGAAGTTCTTCAAGAAAAACGTGAAGCAGAAGCTCAAGCAAGACGTGATGCTGTAGAAAGACAAGAGTTAGCAGTAACCATAGCAGGTATTCTTTTTCTTATATCAGCCTCTGCTGTCGGCTCTACTGCATATTTGCACCATATGGGTTGGATAGACGTAAGAGATTATTTGCCTTGGTAACACCGAGTAATTTGATAAATATTAAAAAGGTTTGATAGATGGCAAACAACTTTACCATAAAACAAAACGAAATTACAAAACTACAACAAGAAATACAGGCTGCAGGTAATCTTAGTCAACCCGGAGCTGAACCTGCTAGGTATGGTTGGGGTTATAATAGAACCAATAATAGAACATTTGAATATGGTACTGCTTATCAAATAGGTAAAGGGGATGCCAATACAGACAACCCAGTTACAAGAAGATATCCATTAGGTAATAAATCTGCCATCGCTAATGATGTTAGAAAATGGCTAGCTAATGCTAATAAACCACATGATGATTGGAAAGCTGCTACACAAGCTTACAAAAGTATTGATGCTAAGAAAAAACAGTTAGCTAAAGCACAGCAAGAACTTGCTGCAATACAGGCTGAAATACCTGCTGCAAGTTTTGGGTTAGCTCCACCTAAAGCAGTTCCTTCTGTTACAGTAATGGGAACTGATGGAGTATTATATGGTAATCCTTATAAAGCAGCTTTGGCAGGTGCATTGCCAGAGGGATCTTACCCCGGATTTGCAAAATATATGCCTCAAAATGCTCAAAAAATACAGCAGCAGAAGCAAACGCAACAACAGCAACAGCAAAATATACAACAGTTACAGCAGGGTTATGCAACTACATTTAAAAATCTTGTAACAGATCCTGCTGCTAATGTTACACAAGCTACAGTTAGTAACATTGATCCTAATGCAGCAGGTACTCAAATAG